TTACTGCTTCGGCTCGGCAACCACTTTGCTACCAATACCGCGGTTGTTGTATTCCCACATGCGGTTGAAGTTGGTGTCGTTCAGGTTGCGCTGGATTTCACCTTTGTCATCTTCCGCACCGGTATTACCGGCAAACGGGCGTTTTGCGATAACGCTGTCAGCCCATGGTTTTGCCATGTTAAAGCCTTCGTTAATCACGCTGTCACGGATAACGACCTGACCGTTAGTGTTGGAATCGACATCCAGCGATCGGCCTAACTGCGCCACGCCATCGCCGCTTGCCGTGAAGCGGCTATTAATCGCCAGGAAACCGTAGTAGATGTTTGACAGAGTAGCCGGTGCGAACACGTAACCTTCCTGCTGCGTACGGGAATTCACAACACGGAAATCGGTGTTCTCGAACACCACTGCGCCACGACCAGAAACGATATCCACATCACCTTCAATGTAGCTGTTGGTTACCAGCGTGCGAGGCTGACGATCGTTTTCCAGACGGTTTTGTACGCCGCTGTTGGTTACAAAGAACGTATTCTGACGACCCAGAATATTGACCTTGTTGATCTGCACTTTATCACCATCGGTACGCAGTGCAACGGCCGGGTGGTTGCCTGCATCAACGCTATCACCCAGGTTGTTTTCGATGGTCAGGTTCTGCAATTGCAGACCGTTGTTTTGCGACCAGACGACGGCAGAACACATCACACCAATATTTGTGCCACGTTTGTTCTGGCAATTATCAAACATATACCACGCAGGTTTACCCGGCATATATTTACCGCCTGGGTTCACCGTACGACGCCAGTCTGCGGTGCTCATGTCACCGTCAATGGCCTGGCCAATTTTTACATCCAGCGGTTTTTCGCCCATACCGTACAGCGTCAGGCTACCCGTTGCTGCCGGGATGTATACCGTGCCCTGATACTCGCCCGGCATAATCGCGATGTACTGACGTTTGTTCGTACGTTTGATGATTGCCGCATCCACCGCAGCCTGAATGCTGGTATGGGTTACGCCCTGAGTGCCTGCCGGGCCAACGACGAAGTCAGGTTGTGCAGGCAGAGAAATTGAAGAAGGGCTCCATGGCGCGGTGTTTGGCGTCAGCGCGGAAAAATAGTGCGCAGCAACGAAGTTTTTCGCTTCATTGGCCGACAAGATCGGGCGCGAAGAGGTACCTGGCGCGGTCTGAGCGGAAGGAATTTGATCGGGCGGCGTAGAGCTACAGGCGGTCAGCGTCACGCCAAAAGCCATTGCCAGCGCCAGACGGGAAACTGATGATATATTCACAGGTTGCTCCGGGCTTTGAAAGTTATCCATTAAAGCCTGCTTTTTTATACTAAGTTGAACCTGAAAAAAAGCAAGCTACATCAAGTTGTTACAGTTGCAAGGTCACTATCAGTCAAAATTAAATCATTAACGTATTTCAATTTTGTCCCACTCCCTGCCTCTGTCATTGCGATACTGTGATGCCATGCTGTCCGACTTATGTCCGAGAAGGTGCTGAGCAAATTCCTTGCTGATCTGCTTCTCATAGAGCCTGGCTGACAAACTACGCAATTCATGAAAAGTAGGCGGTTCTCCATTGAACAGGAGCCCTGAAGCTTTTCGTGCGCGCATAAAATACCGTGATATCGTTCCCGATGAAAGAGATTCGCAACGTGTTGATGCGATAATGGTTTCACCTTTCAGTGATTCTTTGCATTTTTTAAGGGTTTCATCAAGAGATATCCCCAGCGATTCGGCATGTAGCTTTACCGGAATGGCAAGCCTGGAACCCGTTTTTTCCTGTTCAACATAAATGTATCCATCCCTGATATCTTCCCATTTCATCCTGCACAAATCACCGACCCTTTGACCGGTTACCACCGCCAAATCCATAGCCAGAGTAACCCACGCTGGCAGAGACTTTGCCGCGTTGCGTATCTGTCGATACTCTTCAGTAGTGATTCTCGTTCGTTTAACTTCTGATTTAGCCGCCCGCGTTGCTGTGACAGGGTTAGTGCTAATGTGTCCCTCTGCTATTGCCTCTCTGAAAATGTCGCTCAGAGTTGACCTGATTAGCTTTGCTGTCGCATTTTTACCTTCTTCAACATAGCCGTTCAGAACCTCAGCTATGGTTTTTGTTGTGATTCCAGATACCGGAACATCACGTATCTTTTCTCGTATTGCCTTCAGCTTGCTGCCGTAATCGATAAGCGTCTTTTGCTTGAGACCTCTGGTTGAAAGAATGACCTCGTAACGATCGAGCCAGGAATGCAGTGTTACAACATTATCAGCGTTGATTCGTACTGACAATGAGTTGCGTTTCTGACAAGAAAACAAGTCCATGTTAGCCTGTATTGCTTCAGATATAGCTATCCTCCTGTCTCTACCAAGCCCGTACTCCTTGCCCGTTTGCGGGTTTCTGAAGCAATAGTATCCATTGTTTCTGATGTACAGGTTTGGTGGTAAATCTCTCCGGCTATGGCTTCTGCGCCTTCCCATTCTTTATCCTCTTAACAAGACTTCCTGTTGCAACTTTATTGCGGTTAATTTTCACAGCCTTCTCATGGAACAAGTATTCTCTTCCATCCTTTTCAGGTGGTGGGTAGATAAGGCAATCGCGAACCCATCGGCGAACTGTTTCAAGGCTTCTTGGCCTGCGTTGTCTGGCGTTCCATTCAGGTAGGGTTAAGTACATAGCTTTTCCTTGTAAACATCACGCAACAAAAAATAATGCCCTCACACTGGAGGGCAAATGGGGGGTAACGTGGCAGTGCATTCGCACCCAATAGCCAGCTCATAACTGGCTATCAGTTGCGTCATGGTTTGATGTGAAGGCGCGGCTCACCGTCTTTTGGTTCGGGCCACTGGCGCGACATGTTCACCCGCAGCTTTTCTTCCAGCGCTACGGTGATTTGCTCGTCGGTGATACCGGCGCGCCGCTGTGCGTCCCACAGCAGGAACTGCATATCAGCCCACTCGCTGAGGTCACCAGGATCGGCAGCAGCTTCCAACGCCTCTTTGGAAAGGTGCTTCAGCGGGCCGACTGGACCGACATTACCGAAGGTCTTTTCTGACCATTCAGCATGGCGCTGCCGGATCAGATTGCGTAACTGAAGCGATGAACCGGTTTCGTATTGCTGCATAATCTCTCCTCATGCCGCACGCTGGGCGCGCAGCGATTTGATATGCTCGCTCGTCTCCATTTCGGCGCGTATCTGCGTCGCCTCACGGTGATCGAGGTGCTCAAAATCATTGTTAAAACGGTCTATTGAAGCGGTGTTGATCCGGCCCTGTCGCCAGTAGCGGACTATCTGTGATGTGCAGCTATGAATGTTGACGGGCCAACCTGAATGGTCAGCGTAAATCTGACCTCTTTGAATTAACTGGAACATTGGCTGACTCCTGCAAAAGGAGGTAGACGATTGCCACGGCGCGAAGTGGATTACGGTGAGTGGCGGTGACACCTGACTCGTGTGATGCCGTCCACACAGTCTTTCCTGATGGGGAGAGGCCGATCCGATACTTTTTCATTGCTGGGAAAAGCTCTTCAGCGCGCCGTAGCGGAAAATAACCTGTGTATTGCACGGTGTTGAGCCAGTTCCATGAAAGTTGAGCGCCTGATAAGTCATATGGATGGATAACGGCGCTGTACTTTGGCTTGAGGAAATAGGCCAACCTCACGCTTATTTCCCCGTCGCTAAGTTTTGTATAATCCATCACATCCCCCTCTGCTTACGTATAAGCTCCAAATCAGCCTGGCACTCCGCGCATGTCTGGCAGCCGGGAACGGCAGCGCGCCGCGGCTCGGGAATTGGTTCTCCGCATTCTTCACAACGCTCTGCTGATACGGCGTTGCGGTTGATCCGGTGAGCGGAAAGGGCAGCGCTACGTTGAAGCTCTTCAATCTCTGCTGCGGTATCGATGATGTCGGCCATGGTCAATGCTCCCGGAACTGTCGGTTAATTCGGTTGAAGGTGAACGCCAGTAATAAAAAAGGCCGCTTTAGCGACCTGGTGATTAGTGCCTTCATGCGGCACCACCTTCATTCTTCTCGGCTTCGACAGCCATCTGTTCAAGCCGTCGCGATAGCTCGGCGGCCAGCGTCTTGAATTCTTCCTCGGTCGCCACCGGGATCGGCACGAAGCGAATCCCAATGCGCGCGAGGTTATTGGCAATTTCGAGGCTTTTTCTCAAATCAACGGGTGAGGCTCTGTTCATGCTGAGGCCATCCTTACCGCTATGAATTTCGACATAGCTTTATCGACCAGCTTCGTGTTGTGGTATTTGGAGATCGCCCAAGTGATGGCAAAAAGGATCCAGCGGAAGTGGCTGGTGTAGGTTTTGAATGTCAGCCCGTCGCAGACATCCCAGGCACTCCAACTTTCGGGCCAGTCAGCGTTATAAACTGCCTGATATGCTTCCCAATCATTGCTAAATCCACCCCGGCATAATTCACGGACTACCTCACGAACCTTGGCTTTATCACTGTCTGGAGTATCCTCTTCATAATCCCAGTCTTCGTCTTCCTGCTGGTCTTCTGGTGTATCTTCCAGATACTCGCTCATTGATTCCTTCAGGCTTCGGCAAAAAGCATCGTGATCGTACTCTTTCGCCAATAGCTCACACGCTGAATAGCCAGCGCCAGCCTCCAGCTTTTCGGACCAATAACCGGTGTTAATCCCGTCTTGCCACGGACCGAAAAAGTCGAACATGTCCGCGATACGGGAGAATGTCCAGGTGCCCATGTCGCCGGTGACAGTCAGATATCCCGGCCAGGTGATAATGTCGAAGTAATAACAGGACGTACCGGGCTGCTTCATGCGCAGGTGGCGGTAGAGACCGTCATCACGGATTATTTCAAGTCGGTGAAATGCGGTATCAAGCAGAAACCGGGTTGATGTATCGATCTGTCGGCGAATCATTGTTCGGCTCCAAACCGCCCGTTAAGGCGGCCAGTTTTGACGACGAACTCCAGGAGGCTAACTCCCAGAGCTTCAATTTTCTTGTGATGCTTGTTGATGATGGGAGGCACCGTTTCGTTCCAGTTCGGCTTTGGCTTCTTGCGCATGGCCTGCTGGATTTCTTCGGTGCAGCGGCGGCAGGCTGCGCGGATGGCGTTGTCTGTTTCTGGCGTCATGCGGCCTCCAGACGGGAGAGAAGTTTCGCCCCGAAAGCCATAAGCTCGTCCCGGTCTACAGTTGCGAAGTGGCAGTGTGTGCGCGGGTACGGTCGCCAGATGATTAGCATTGAGCCCTTGTTGTTTCCGCTGACGGGCTTACCGGTGATCGGGTTGATAAATGCCAGCCGCCCGGCGGTGATGAAGCGCACCTCGCTGGCGGTCTGGATGGCCTCCTTAAACCAGCCAACCGATGTGTCTGCCGGAACCAGCATGACCGTGCCGATCTGATTGTTGCTCTCGGCGGCGGCCTTCTTCACAAACGGCGTGATGTCGCTGTATGGCGGGTTCAGCCAGACGTAGCCCGGAATGCTCAGGTAGTCATCCCATGGCGTTTCAAGCGTGTTCTGCTCGGCTGTTATGAACTTGCGACACAGCGCGTTATGCGCTGCTGCGGCTGCATCTAGCTGGAAGCAGAACTCAGCATTCAGGCATGCGAAGAGGGCGGGCGGAGTGCGCCAGAGGTCGCGCTGATCCGCTGGCGTTTTGCTGCCGCCATAACCACCCGCAGATTTTTTAACTGGCAATGCGGCCGCAATACGCTCGCCGATCCAGCGCATCACCGGCACTGCCATGCTGTTACCGATGGCGCGATAGCGGGGGCCGTCCGGGCATTCAGTAGCTTCTTTCCCGCGCCATGAAATCTGTGTGTGGTTATCAGGAAAGCCCTGCAGGCGCTCGCACTCGACTGGCATAAGGCGGCGAACTAGCACGCCGTTGGATATGGCATTTTCCTGACCATGGTTACGATCAAGCGTATGCGCAAGCTCCAGATTAGTGTCAGGATCCTGGGTGCCATGCACAGCAAAAGTCTCGACTTCGAAATCAATGCGCTGGCCCTTTGCTGTCAGGCAGGCGGCAACATCGATGTTTCCCCCTGTGTTTCCACCACCGAAAGCGATTACAGGAATTCCCCGACCGGTACCGTCTTCGCTTCCATCAAAACCTTCTGCTTTCAGGGTGTGGCTGATATCTCCGTTGGCGCACTCGGCGATGATGTGTCCTGCTTGGGCCTGATTGTCATCTGCGCCACACGTTCCAACGCCTCTCGCAGTAAGGGCGGCAACTGCCGTTTGCGGTTCTCTGCTCGGCGGAGTATCCCGGCGCACGCCTTCGGACTCAAAAAGTACCTGGCAGGGATCGAATCCTTTTCGAGCACTTGCGACAACGAACACACGCTTGCGTCGTTGGGCCACTCCGAAATATTGGGCGTCCTTGACGATCCAAGCGATTGTCCTTTGGGGTCCATACACACAACCAGAGTGCGTCCATTTTCCCCCTGATGGGTCAAGTTCACGGCTTTCTCCGGCAAGTCCTGCCAGAAAGCAACCAAAAGCGTTGTCGTGGCTTGTGAGGACGCCGGGGACGTTTTCCCAGACGAAGATAGCTTCTTCTTCTCCTCGCTCGATGCGCTTATCGTCGATTGCATTCGCTAATTCCACATATGAAAGGGTTAACTGCCCGCGGGCATCGGAAAGGCCATTACGCAGACCTGCAATGCTGAATGCCTGGCAAGGTGTGCCGCCGACCATTACGTCAGGTGCCTGAACTTCACCGGCGCGCACCGCCGCGGCTATTTTTGTCATGTCGCCAAGGTTCACGACCTCTGGCCAGCGTTCCGCCAGAACAGCAGACGGGAACGCCTCGATTTCTGAGAACCATGCTGCTTTCCATCCGAGCGGCTCCCAGGCGACGGTCGCGGCTTCAATGCCACTGCATATTGATCCGTAAATCATTGCGCACCTCTTTTCGTATCCAGCTCTTCAGCCAGCCTCTGAGCCTTTAAAGGGTTTCTTACCACTTCACCCGATGGCATTAGCCAGCCGTTACCAATGAAGGGAAGGCACAAATTGCCAACCCTGATGTCGTCGTGAGCGTGAGTCATAGGATGGACTCCATTTCGTCTATGTAGAGGCCCTGAGCAATCAGGCGGCGACGGCGGGCGGCACGTTCAATGCATTCCTGCCGCCTTCCTTCCTGCGATTGTTCGATGGCGCGACGGGTGAACAGCCGCGATTTACCCTGCGGCGTTACGACCTTTGGCTTCGTGACCAGGTCGAATGTCCGATCACAGATGCCGTCCCCGTTGATCCATTTTTCCGACTCAACGATCTGCGCTATCTGTCCGGAGCCGCGGGTGATGCCGTTGGCGACCCGGTTAAACTCGATGAGCGTTACGCCAAACTTCTCAGCGATTTCGCTGCCGGTGACCGGGCGGCCGCGCGTCTGAATCATCCAGATAACGCGCTCACGGAGGCCTGAGAATTGCCCGGTTCGCCCGGGTCTGCGGTAAAAGGGTGTGCGTTTCATGCTGCACGCTCTGTGATTTTCTGAATTTCAGATTCCAGATCTGCAAGGAAGCTCTTAACCTCAGACTCGATTTCGCGCGCCAGCTCTTCATCGAAATGAATTCGCTTCTTGAAATAGGCGAGGTCAGGCGGCAGGCGATCATCGAAACTAACGAAATCACACCATTTCCGCCCGGTGCACATCATCTGCGCATGCATTTGCAGCATGTACTGGCGCTTTGGCTCGCCAGTTTTCAGCGTTTCAAGATGGGTCCAGGTGTTGGGGCACTTGATTTCGATAAGCCCATCGTCGTTGACAAGTCCGTCCGGGCTGGCTGCGAATCCTGGTATGGTTGGGTGATCGATGAGTCCAACTTCAGTGATTGCCGCATCGAACTCATTCAGCGCGTACATTTCGCGCGCCACTGGCTCAAGTTCAGTGCCGCGCATCATCGCGGCATTCGAAAACCCTTCCTCCAGCTTCCCGGTCAGCCGTTGGCAAATCAGCTCGGCCATGTAGTTCTGGCGGCTGGTGGAGTAGCCCGACTTAGTCCTGGCCATGACATCAGCCAGGCGACTGGCTGTGACCTTGCCGCAGCGCGCAGCAAACCATTCAGGGGTGCGTTGCTCCATCATTCAGCCTCCGTCTCTGCGACATTGACAGGTTCGGCGTTGTCGACAGCGAGACTCATGTCGTACATGCGTCGCTTCTCAACTACGCCGATAACCTGCTTCTCTTCAGCGCTCAGCGCCACCCAGAACTCCTGATACTTGACTGTTCCAAGGCGCGCGGCGGACTCACCTTTTGCGATCAGATCCGGGCGACGGCTATCTGATTCATGACCCGCATGAACCTCTGCCGTTGTTCCTTCAATCACTCGCTCTGCCTCGTCCTGGTCGAATATGCCAGCGAAACCAAAGGCCAGGCGCGCGCATTGGATAAGTGTCTTATGGCGAAGCATGCGGGTAGGGTGGGACTGCCAGGGTTGAGTATTGCGTTTGCACTCGCCCATATACTCGGTGACTATTGTCGGGTGCTTGCGGTCTTTGCGGTAAATCTTGCAGGTGCACGCGCCTTCTTCCTTGTCGTAAGAGAACTCCATGCCGTCAAACTGAGGATGCTCGTTGATAATGCGAGCCCATCCATCAACGCCGACGACCGGGACAATCCCGCCTTTATCTGGGAATGCGTAAATCTCTTTCGTCCATGGGTTCAGGCCGTACTGGTTGGCGACGATCAACAGGGCTGTAAACTGCTCGTCCGTGACGTTGCCACCTTTGAACGCTGTATTCTTCAGCGTATTCATCAGGTCTGTACCGGCATCCATGCCGAGGCGAGCGGCCAGTTTCCCGGCCATGGTGGAAAGTGCAGTACTCATTGTTAAATCCCTCAAAGTTAAAACGGGCAGGTTGGATGAAGGCGATCCCACTCTTCTTCGGCGCGGTCGTAACAGATGCGTGTGACATAGTCGTTATAGGCTTCCTCTGCCTTTTCACCGACTAGTGCCATTTGCGCTTCTTTTGGGAGAAACAGGCTACTCATTTGCAAAGCATATTTCGGGAACATGGCGATCAGTTCTTTCGCTCTGTCGTCGATCCACTTCTCTTTCTCGTCGGTAAGTTGCTGCTCAACCCAGCGCCGATCTTCGATTCGGTCGTAAGTGAGGTATGCGTTCATGGTTGCCTCAATATTTGATGTGCGCGTGCTGCACTTTGCCGCCAGCGATCGCCAGCACTGCTTTCTGTGCGAATTCTTCTGGGATGCCCTGAGCAATAAGGTCTGCGTAGACACGACGGTTGACGGTGCGGCGGTGCTCTTTGTCCGCGGCGCGACGCGCTTCTTCTTCAGCTTTGCGCTGCTCTTCGGCCAGACGGGCGGCCTCTGCCTCTTCCTGGCGGCGGCGCTCAGCGGCAACGGCCTCTTCTTTTTCGCGTCGTGCACGCTCTTCCGCTTCCTGCTTCTCGCGAGCTGCACGCTGTTCTGCTTCGACGCGCTGGCGTTCAGCCAGCTCAGCGCGAGCTTTTTCTTCGGCTTCACGGCGTGCTGCGGCTTCAATCTCTGCTTTGTGCATCGCTTCGGCATCGCGGCGGGCTTGTTCTGCCGCTTCGCGCTTAATTCGTTCTTCATGCTCGCGTTTCGCCTGTTCCGCCTGGCGGCGCTGCTCTTCGCGGTCGCGGTCGTAATCCTTGTTCATCAACAGAGCCATTTCGTGGTCTGCTTCGAACTTGGCCGCCAACTCCTGATCGAACCTGATGTTCATTTCCAGCGCTTCGGCGTGCATCGCGTTCATGGCTTCTTCAGCCTTAATGCGTTCCTGCTCGGCTTCCCATTCTGTGAGCGGGCGCCGTACTTCATCCTTCAGCGCGTCCAGCCGCTCACGCACAATGCGGCGGCTTTCGTCGATCTGCTTCGGCAGGGCTTTAAGCTCGGCAACCAGATCCTTGCCGGCGTTGTCGATATAGGTTTTGGAGCGGGCAACCTTATGCGCCATGGATGCGATCGCGTCGCGGCCTTTGCGGGTCGACACATCCGGTACCAGGCTGCGAGCTTCTTTCTCGATCGCCTCAATAATAGGGTCGAGCTGCTCTTTGGTGGTGAATACCGCCATTGCGTTCTGTTTCTCAATGACGACTAAATCCGTTACTTCGCTCATGGTTTCTCCTGAAATTTGGATGTGCAGATGCCGCCCGCATAAGCCAGGCCGATCGGTTGAATAGGGTGGTTAGTGCTGGATAGGGTTGCCGTGACCGTCCAGAAGGACGTCAATCACGCAGTCACTGAGGCGGATGATTTCTGCGTCGGTGTGCAGGTACACCCATTTGCGCTCCTGAATGACTGCCGAGACGCGATAGGTTCGGCCCTCATGCATTGCCATCATGCCGGGCGTGATGCACTGGCGAATGAGTGGGGTAGTGCCGTAGTGCAAGTTGCTGCTAATTTTTTGCAAACTCACCATGCTGTTCTCTCCGAAAATCATTAAGGACAGCCACCGCATCTCTGATGGTGCGGTAGTAACCTAAAAACACTCTCTTCCCCGATGAATCAGTTGATCGTGCAGACCATTTTTTAACATCCGGTCGCCATGAGACGCCCTTTACACCAGTCCTGCTGTCGCTTCTTACCGACTTATTGAGGCAGTTTTCATGACGGCTTGCGGCTCTTAAGTTGCACGCCCTGTTATCTGTTCTGTCACCATTGATATGGTCTACTTCTTCAGGTGATTCCCCGGTGCATAAGAAAAATGCGATTCGAGAAAGGAAGTAGTGCCTTCTTCCAATACCAACTCGGAGATAGCCATTATTGTTTTTTGAACCAGCAGGCCGCCCCTTTACAACCCATCCTGATTTCGTCACTTTCCACGTAAATACTCCGGTTTCAGGGTTGTAATCCAGCAAGGAATCTATCTCCTCAGCACTTGGCAACTTGTGCTTTCGCATCATACCTTCACCTCAACCTGTTTCAGGAGGCCAGCGATATGCATCTGCTGGCGGTTAAGCGTAATCTTTTCACGCGGGTTCGATACCGACGTCAGCTGCCACTCGTTATCGTTGAGCTTTTTGGCGGTGTACTGCTTGCCGTTGTGGGTGACTGTCATGATTCAGTCTCCAGGTGGCCGTTGCTGCGCAACCATGCGATAACTTCATCTGCATCAAGCCGTTCAAAAATGTCTTCGATGTGACCAGTGGCCTCAGCCCAGTCTATGTAGTCATCAAGATCAATTTCTTGAAAGAGCGCATACACCTCAATTTCAGAGACAAGATCTGAGAGTTCCACGCCACGAACTTCTAAATTGACGTGGTCGCGGTAGCCACTTGTTGAAACATCAATACCTGTAGCTTTCACTTCAAAATCAATTGCCATATATCCTCTTGGCCTTATCGCGGCGAACGGAACGGTTAATACAAGACTTCAACGCATTTATTCAGTGTTTCAATGGGCGGTGGATGGCCGCCGGTCGTCATAACTAAACAGCCTCTGAGAAGCTGCTGAGGTATGAAAAAAGCCGCACTAGGCGGCTATTGAGGTTCGCGAGGCTTGTGATTGAATCGGTGCCAGCCATCGGTTAATTCAAAGGGTGCGTAACTGTCACGACGCTCAGCGAAACCAAGCTCAACTGAAAGCGCATGCAACTCATGTCGGCGCTTAATCTGCTCCATGGCAATCCACTCAGCATCAGCGTTTCGCTTTTGAGCTTGCTTGGGGGTCAGCTCTAAGCTGTTTATGGAGCTCAACTTCTGCTGTCGCTTCATGTCATGCTTCATATTTCGCAGAATATTCATCATTGAATCGATACGTTGAACGTCGCCTTCCATCCTCTTGCCCTCTGTTTGTATCGTGAGCTAATAAAAAGGCCGCCTAAGCGACCTGTTCTGTTGGAAGTCCAATAAGCCGGTTTAAGTCTTCAACCTTTAATGCTGGAAGTGTTTGCTTAGCGGTATCCACGCCGTCTGGGATCAGCTCTTTGCTTTCAGGCCACACTTCAATCAGGCGCTTGATGGTTGTCACTGAATTCAGCGCCGCCCAGACAGTGGTTTCGATATCTTTTTTGCGGGCTTCCAGTTTCGCTTCCGCTGCAAAAACTTCATCGAAACGGGTAGTTATTTCATGTTCTGCGGCAAACAGGCATCGGTCTCTTTCTGGGGTGAGAAGCTCGAAGGTTTTACCTTCGTTATCTTCGCCATATGAGCACCATCCAAGTCGCCTTCCGCCTATTGAGATGCAAATTGACTGGTGCTTTCCGCCGGGGCTGTAGATAGAAACTCCTGAATCAGTTAACTCCTTTTCAATTTGCTCGAATTTCTCGTACAGACGATCAAGATTTTCAGCTTTCTCTTTCCCGCCGAGAGCAAATACCCTGGCGTCACGAGCTGTTTCTTGCCGCTTAACCTGTAGCGCCTCAAGCTCTGCAATGACACCTGATTTGATTAGCGCGTTCTTTGCAATGCGCTCCCGGAAAGCATTTGTTAATCGTGTTGAAGACATACCATCACCTCATAAGTTAATTAACGCGCCGTAACCGATTTGCTGCTGCGATGACCGGCGGCGTAAAGCGCCACATCCGGCAGGCACATTCCGCTATCCAGTAGCTTATTTCCGAACTCGTTGCTGTAGACGATCGCTGCACGCTCAAGCTGGCGCTTGTATTCCTGTTGCTGCCACACCGCATCCTGTGCGACGAACTTAATTGGAGCTGGCTCATATCCAGGCTTGCATTCAATCTCAACTGGCGATGTGTCCACATCGTACTTGCGACCTACCAGCATCGGGTTAGCTTTTGCGAATACCTCTTGCTTGACCTTGCGGCGAGAATCACGGCGTGAACGGGCGTTACCTTTGATGTTCTGTTGCTTAATCATGATGACCTCCTGAAATGGCTTTGGTGGTGTGGTTGGTTGGAGACCCATTTCGACATCACTCCTGCCTACTCTCTTTCAGCGCCTGCGCAATGCCTCGCCGCTTCACATGCGACATATTCCCATCCATGAACCATTCACCACACCCCAAAACAATCTCGGTTTGTGTATTGCACTTTCCAGTGCTCGATTGCTTCACCGCCCTGGTGAGTAGTGCGTCCTGCTGATGGGATAAAATTAGCATCACGCTAAATTTATAGCAATTAAAATATGCTAAAAAATTAGCGCCTGACGCTAAATTAATGAAAGATGAAGGAAAATAATTTTAGCTTTGAGGGAAAATACTTTTTGAGGGCGTAAAAAAACCCGCCGGAGCGGGTTAATTTTCAGATGGATGCAGGTTTAGTAGGTTACGGATGACCAGAAAACTCTACCGATCACTCTGATGTCGTCAATTGGCCTAAGTTCTTCTGGATGCTCATCATCGTTATAGCTTCGAATCCGCACCATTCCGCCTGGCATTTCATAAAGCAACTTAACTCTTAGAAGATCGCCGTAATCAATAGCGTACATCTTGCCATCTTTAATGCATCGACAACCCATATCCACGCCGACAGTTGAACCGTTTGGTAAAACAGGTTCCATGCTGTTTCCGATGACTTCTACGCAAACCGCATTATCAAACTGTACGTTCAATTTTCTGAGGGTAGATTTCGCGAATCTCAACTTAAATCCATTATGGTCTTCTCGGAAAGCACTACCCGCCCCTGCAGCCAGCTGCACCTCTTTTAGGAACGGAACCTCCACCTCGTCATCATCAAGGGTAGTTTCACTATCCCAAGGTTCGATATCGCCTATGATTCTGGCTTCACCGGTTTCTGAAGTGGTCTCAGGGTGTTGCTGGTCAAGCCAGCCATGACTTAAGCCAAGCTGAGATTCAATCTTTCTGGCAAGGTCATCACCAAGGTTTCTCACCGCATTGGAGCCAAGGATCTGGCTAATCGTAGATGCAGATGAGCCGACCTTTTCTGCAAAGTCTGCTTTTGATAACCCCTGCTTAATAGCCAGGTTCTGCTGGTAGCGGAGGTTGGTCCGCCGGATGTCTTTTATGTCCATGCCTAAATAATCCCACTTTTTAGCATGACGATAAATATGCATGGAGCTAAACTCTCTCTTGCTTTAAATTTAGCGCTAAGCTAATATTTGTTTTGTGCATTAGCAACGGGAGCACATATGGAAACCAAAGTAACTCAATTTGAACAGATGAATGATCTGTTGCGCTGGCGAAAACAGGCTTCCAAAGAGGATTGGGAAAAGCTCGCAACGCTTGCCAATACCACTCCTGGAAACCTTGACCAGCTGGCATACGGATATCGTGGCGCTTCCCCAAAGAAAGCTCGCGATATCGCCAATGCCTCACTGAAATTTCGCTTCCCTAAGCCAGTGACAAAGGAAGCAATTGCCTTCCCGCCTGTTAGGAAAGCAAGCAAAGCGAACGCCGCTTAAGTAACACCGCTCTTATCACATCCAGCCCTAAAAAAGGGCATCAATCGAGCGCTGAAAAGCGCACATCAATACCAAAACAAACCTATGGGCATGCCTTAAGACATAGCCACAATTAACTATTTCACACCAAAGGAATTATCACATATGGAAAACTCAATTAATCGCAACAAGGTCAATGCCCGTCGCATTGAATCCTGGTTGCTTAACCGTATCGCCATGAAAGGTGGCAACAACGTAGCTAAAGAGATCGGCGTCGATAAGGCACAGATAACCCGCTGGAAAGAAACGTGGCTGCCGAAGATGGCAATGCTGCTGGCGGTTCTGGAATGGGGTGTCGTTGATGACGATATGGCGCGGTTGGCAAGAGAAGTGGCTGCGGTGCTCACAAAGAAAAATCGCCCGGCGGCAACCGAGCGATCAGACCAAATAACGATGGATTTCTAACAGGAGTCATTTTAATGGCTAAACGCAAAAAGTACCAGGAAAAAGAAGAGATTCGACACCCTGATTCACCAGATGGTTTGGTCGTTGCTGCTTCTAAAAATAAGGCGTTCGCAGAGCGTCTTGTTGGCGTTATTCGTATCGCAATGGCTAAGGCTGGGGTGAAACATGGCAGTCGTTAAGTTAGCAGACTACAGGCGCTCAGAACGCGCTGAAGCATCTCAAGGGGCGGCAAACATGGGCTTTGTCTATCTGCACCGCCAGTTCATGGATAGCAAGCTCTATAAAGACTCTCAGGCCGTCCACTTATGGCTTCACCTGATCCTCAAGGCTAACCATGCAGATACCGTAGTAATGACTGATATCGGTGAGATGATTGTTGGTCGTGGTCAGATGATCACAGGACGTCCAACTCTTGTCATGGAAACCTTTATTCCGGACAACAAGGTTAGAAGTTTACTAAGAACCTTTGAGTCAAAAGGGATGATTAAAACTGAGTCGAAAGAGAGGAAATTTAGCCTGATAACCATATGCAAATATGACGATTTTCAGGCTCAAAATTGTCCAACGACTGTCCAACAGTTGTCCAACGCAACACCGCATCCTGAAAGGCCTGAGCAGGGCATCTGTCCAACGAATGTCCAACAGTTGTCCATAAACAATAATATAACTAATAACTCTCTTACTAACGTAAGAGAGAGTGCATCTTCCTCAGAAATTCCAGACCAGAAAAAACCGTCTCTCAGTTGTGAGCAGGTGGTCGATGTATACCGAAAGATTCTTCCTGAAGCTCAGGGAATAAATATCCTGACTGACAAGCGAAGAAACCTGATCCGAACGTTCTGGCAGAAAGCCAGCAAAGTCACCAGGCAACTGGACGGACATGCTTTCACCCTGAATGACTGGGAAGTTTATCTGAATTACATCGCCACCAACTGTCGATGGATGCTGGAAAACAGACCAGACCAGCGCACAGGAAAGACATGGCGTAAAAAGTCCCTTGAGTTCTTCCTGAATGTTGACGTTTACGCCAAGACACGAGAGGGAGCATGCGATGACCTCTGAGATGATAACCGTTCCTCACAACCCCGAAGCAGAACAAAGCGTGATCGGTGGCCTGTTACTGGATGACGACAGCAGTGAGCGTATCCAGAGAGTTCTGGCAATGCTCAAGCCTGAGTCGTTTTACAACAGGGCACACCAGATTCTCTTCGCTGAAATGCGTCAGATGTTCCGCGATAACAAGCCGGTAGATGGCCTGACGGTTTTCGATTCACTGGAAAGCAAGGGACTTACCGAGCAGGTTGGTGGTTTCGCTTACATAGCTCAGATCGCCAAGAACACACCAAGCGCCGCAAACATAGTTGCTTACGCCGCATCGGTTCGTGAATCAGCCATGGAGCGTTACGGCATCCAGCGCATGAACGAGGCAACCGAATTGCTCTACGCCAGAAACGGCATGAGCGCTACGGAGAAATACGAAGCCATCCAGAGCATATTCACCCAACTGACTGACCATTCAAAGACCGGTAGCCGCAGAGGGCTTCGCTCATTTGGTGATGTCATGGAGGACTGGGTAACAGATCTGGAAAAACGCTTTGACCCATCCGGAGAGCAGCGCGGTATGAGTACCGGGATCCCATCGCTCGATCGGATGCTTGCACCGAAAGGCCTGGTTAAAGGGTCGCTCTTCGTCATCGGAGCCCGTCCTAAGATGGGTAAGACGACGCTTTACGGTCAGATGGCTATCAACTGTGCCGTGAGAGAACGCAAGCCAGCATTGATGTTCAGCCTTGAAATGCCAGGCGATCAGATTCTGGAAAAGCTTATCGGTCAGAAGTCAGGGGTTAACCCGAGCATTTTCTACATGCCGGTAACCGACGACGCTGACGACCAATACCAGGGAGATTATGACGGTGATTTCAAGAAAGCCATGGCAACCGCCGGAAGACTAAGTGAAATCGATATGCTCTACATCGACGACACACCCGGCTTATCACTGGCGCACATCGTTAGCGAAAGCCGCCGAATCAAGCGAGAGAAAGGCGTTGTCGGGATGATTCTTGTGGATTACCTGACGCTCATGACCGCCGAGAAAGCCGACCGCAACGACCTTGCATACGGGATGATCACAAAAGGCCTCAAGAACCTCGCCAAAGAGCTTGGTTGCGTTGTTGTGCTGCTGACTCAGCTAAATCGTGAACTGGAGAAGCGTGTTAACAAGCGGCCTTTACCAAGCGATTCACGTGATACCGGACAGATTGAGCAGGATTGTGATTACTGGGTAGGCATTCACCGAGAAGGCGCATTTGATGACAGCGTTCCTGCAGGTGAAACCGAGTTAATCCTGAGGCTAAACCGTCATGGAAATACCGGCACCGTCTACTGCAACCAATACAACGGCGCTATCTACGACACAGACCAGCAATCCGCAGCTGCAACAAGGCGCGGACGAGAAACCAAACCAAAACAGAAAGGTGGATTCTGATGGAAAAAGAATTACGCAACACCAGGGAAATTATCGAGCAAGAGTATGGGGAATTTCCTGAAACCATCCTCCACGCAGAACTATGCCGGGCATGTGCTCGCGTAGACGGTCGTAGCATCAAGAAATCACTCAAGGCGTTTGCTCTGGCACGTATCGAAAAGGTTGAGAGCAAGCCACTTAAAGGCGCACTGGAGCAGATGGCATCCAGCATGTTTCCAGAGACAGAGATAGCCCGTATCCGCGCCTGTGTAGGCCGCATGGAGTCGGCACTGGTTAAGACATTCGGAGTGAAGCGAGCATGACTGAAGCAACGGCAATAATGCACTTCGTCCTGGCATCAGTTGGGATGCTTTACGTCATGTGCAAAGCAGGTGAATGGGTCGTATCAATGACCATGAAACAGTGGTGTAAGCGTCGCAAAGAGTCGGTAAAGCAGAAGGCTGTTAATGATTTATACGATGCCTTTGAGCTGGAAAAAATCACTGCCGGCGAGACCGTAAAAATAGCAACCAAAAGTAACCTTGTCATCATGATGTACCGAGAAAAGCCCCATGACTGAACCTTACATAGCAGAGCTATCTGCAAGCGTGGCCGTGATAGTCGGCCTTTTTTATGCCCGGAGGAAATGGTGAAAGTTAAAACATCCGATTTGGTCGGAACGCAATTAGACGTTGCCGTGGCATTAGCTCTTGGCGGCGTAATTACTCGACCACAAGACGCGCAGGTTTACCTGAATGAAATGCACCAACTTTGCGGAGAAAGCGCCAAGAGGCATAGCCGATATGTTTTTTCTCCATCTACAGATTGGCAGCAATGCGGAGAGTTAATGGAAAGCCTTCCGGTAAGTTGCTACCAGTACAAAGACCCATCTACAGGAAAATTCTTTCACTGGGTAGGTGTCAATGAGTCTGGTCATCCAGGGAAAAGGCGAGGGCTAATTGCAGATAACCCCAGGGTGGCAATATGCCGAGCCGCTGTGTTCTCAAAACTCGGTGATGAAGTCGATTTACCAGACGAATTAAAAAATTAACAGGCCTGCTTAGCGGGCCTTTTTTATGAGGGTAGGTTTATGACTAGCAGAGAAAAATTTGAAGCATTTCTGGTTAGTGAATATGAGTGGGGCAACGATGCACTAAACGCGGCCAACTTCCACGGTGACGATGCGACAGGCTATTACACGGGCGGAGATTTCATCTACGACGGGCAAAGTTGCAGCGAATGTCTGTTCTGGGCTTGGCGTGGTTGGCAAGCCGCTGAATTAGCATCAGAGCAAAAGCTCACAGACATGGCAGTACAGCTCGCTAACGCCGAGAGCAAGTGCAGGGAGCTGGCGGCGGAGAATGCGGAGATGAGGTCATCGATAGACGCAACTATCGGATGGCAGGAATCAACCGATCCTGAGAATGGAGAAAGCGTCCGAATGCTGGTCGACATTAAAACCCCAGCCACCGACGCCTTCCTGGCTGAAGTGCGGGCCAGTGCGGTTTCTGATTACGCCAATAAGCGCGGATTCTCATTCCATCACGGCAGCATTCATGCCCACTTTGGTAATGGTGATGTGATGGTTGGCTCTGTGACCTTCGACAATGGCGATGCAGGAATCAATTTTGCTCCTGTTCGCGAGAAAACTGGCGGCGTGGGTACTCATTACGAATGGACAAAAGGCAAAACGGCGGAGCAGGTTGATTCTGTGTTTGTCATCGCCAGCAGCAACGCCGAAGGACTGGAAGTTATCCGCGACAAACTAGCTGATGCCATCGCCCAGCTTCGCCAGGGAGGTGCGGTATGACACGCATCCGTAACTTCGGCTGGAATCGCCTCAAGCTGGCAACTCTCTCATACGAAGAGTTAGGCACTCTCGAAGAGCAGGTTAAGCAAGAACACGCCTGCAGCGACGGCATCCACATGTACGACAAGTCAGGTCGTGACAAGCTCGATTCTCTGAGCTGGGCTGTATACAACAAGCAGAAGCAGGAGTCCGCCCAATGAGCATGACAACGAACAGGCAGGCGCTGCGCCAGTTGGCTGAAGGTATAGGCCTAGAAAAATGGCAGGCACGTAAAGAGCCGGGGATTGGCGGTGAACATACAGTCATCGTGAAGGGCAGTCTTGTTAAGCGCTCAGGGTGGAGCACTCACAGGCCTGTTGCGGATCAGGTTGTTGACAAGAAAACAGCAAAGTTCATAGCCGCAGCCAACCCTGCCACCGTGCTGGCGCTGCTGGATGAACTGGAAGCCGCAGAGAAGCGGATTGCTGAGCTGGAGGCGCGTGAGGTTAAGCTGCCTCCAAACGAGTTAGTCACCGATACGTGGACATCGCCGGGAGATGGCTGGGAAGTTTTCGATGCGCAAAAGGTTATCGATAGCATTCGATCCGCTGGGGTCAGAATCGCCGCTGGCATCACAGTGAAAGGGGAATGAGCATGACTAAATCTACAGACGTACATGACCTGCTAACTGCATATCAAAAACAGGCTCGCAAGATACCCGCGAAGGGTGTTTATGCATCAAGACATCGCCAGGTTGAGGTAAACGCGGCCCACGTGCGAAAGATAATGCGTAAGCGTCGGCGGTCAGTCGGCAAGTCAAATAAACTCGGATGTCGCTTTACGGCGGAAATGCGCGTAGCACTGATTTGCGATATGAATTTTTTGGCGCTGGTATGCCGCTCGAACCGCCAGAACGCCAGCCCAGAAAAATATGTTGCCGTCGCTGGCATTGGCGTGAAGGGGGAGTGAGATGGCGCTGACGAAAAAACAACGTGCAGAGCTACGCATGAAGTTTGGCGGTCGCTGTGCTTATTGTGGCTGCGAACTACCAGAGAAAGGGTGGCATGCTGACCATGTTGAGGCTGTCCATCGCAAACTGGTAATTGATGAAGAAGCCAGGCTTAAAGGGAAATGGAAGCTAAAACAGACAGGGGAAGTTTATCGCCCTCAATATGACAATTACGGCAATTTGTTCCCGGCATGTGCTCCATGCAACTTGTTTAAATCTGTTTTCGATATTGAGGAATTTCGCAACCAGATAGCGATGCAGGCTGGTCGTGCATTAAAAACGTCTGTGAATTTCCGCACCGCTGAACGCTTTGGCCTGGTTGAAGTAATCGAAAAGCCGGTTGTGTTCTGGTTTGAAAAATATCAAGAAGGAGCGACATCATGAGCACTATTACCAAAGAACTGGCAAAGCTGTTCAGAAAAATTACGAATTCTGAAATTGATGCGGAGGGTAACGCTCATGTTGTTTTATCTCCTGCTGATAGCCTCCTGATTAATAATGCGCGTATCGCGCTGGCATCGCTCGAAACGGAGGCGTCGGGGCGAAATCCAGTGCTGGCCTATGCAGACAGTTATCGCGATATGGCTAATCAGGGTGTTGAATCTATTCCGGTATGGAGCGTAATTACCGACCTGGAAAGAAATATCGCCCCGCTATTCACCGCCCCGCCACCGCCGCTATCTGTGCCCGCTGCGATGGAAATGGATGATGACTTTGACAGCGCGTTTGAACACGGAAAAGCTGTAGGCTGGAACGCCTGCCGCGCCGCCATGCTTCAGGGTGCCGAACCTGTAACTACGGATTACAAGTTGCCATTCGATCAGTGGCTTTCGCAGCAGACAGGAACTATTGACGTTGAATGTGGATGCGTGATGACGGAGGTGTTTTTTCACTGGTTGCGCGTTGCTTATGAGGCTGGCAAATCTCCGGTTATTCCGGATGGTTGGGTGGCTTGCAGTGAGCGGATGCCTGAAAAAGATGACTTTGTTTATATCTGGCCTCGTCCTGATTTTGGTGTCGAGCTGCATGTTGCTCAGTACGGCAAATTCGATAAAAGAGACGCTGGATGGTACGCGCAGGTTTACGAGCAAAACTTCGGCATTGAATACCATCCAATAACCGTAACCCACTGGATGCCACTGCCAGCAGCACCGCAGCAGGAGTAATCAAATGAATGCAGCCGAAATTGATGCATATCTGGAAGCTCGAAAGCCAAAATCTAGGCACAAGTCAGTTGTATTTGGCGTCGCATCCAATGATGCGGCTTTTGCGGTGACTGGCTTGATAGATGGAAAATCAGAGTCTCACCATGGGTACAAGGCGTGGACTCAAATGATTATGCGTTGTTATGACCCATCCTACCTTAACAAAAAGCCATCATATCGTGACGCTTACGTTTGCAAAGAGTGGATGGCATTTACACCTTTTCTTGAGTGGTGGAAGGGCGCGCATATTGATGGTTTCCATCTTGATAAGGATTTGTTGATCACAGGGAATAAGGTGTATAGGCCAGAGGCTTGTATCTATATCCCACCGGAGCTGAACACTTTCACCGCAGATAATCGCTCTGTCAGGGGAGAGCACCCAATAGGTGTATGCTGGCATAAAGGAGACAGGCGATTTCAATCTGAAGTAATGGGGCCGGGAGGAAAGAGAATTCACCTTGGGAGATTTAAAACAGCATTAGAAGCACATGAGACGTGGTTTGAGAAAAAACTTGAGCTCGCTCAGCGCTTCAAGCCTATCTGCGACGAACTACACCCGCAGCTATACGATGGCCTTATCGCAAAGATACACAGTATGAGGGTCGCATAATGCCTAACCCATTCGACGCATAACAAACAGGCCTCTTCGGAGGCCTTTCTCTTGAGTTGATTTTGTTGAATCAACCGTCCATACTTTCTTTGCTGATGGCCTGAACACCCATTGGTGACTTCTGCGCATTTAAGGGGACTTAAATGCGACCACAATCTGAACTCCTCACCTTGTCACAGATGCAGAAATGCACCTGCGATTTTCTGCATTCTGCGTTACCTCTCGGAGGTGGCGTATGAAGCAGCCTGTTTTCTACCTCCGCGACGAACGCGTTCGCGATAACCTCATCGACTACATCAGGAAGCTGCCCGTTAACGACGCTCTGCCGCTCGTGGTGAAGTTTTCTGAGGCTGACCGCACTCTCGCCCAAAACGACCTCTTCCACGCTCTCTGTGGCGATACAGCGAAGCAATTGCAATGGGCTGGCAAGTCACGCGACCTCGCTTCATGGAAAGTCCTGTATGTCTCAGGCCATGCCATTGCCACCGGTAAGCCTGGTGAAGTGGTGCCGGGTCTGGAAGGGGAGTTCTGCGCCATCCGGGAAAGCACTGCGAAGATGGGCATCCGTCGCATGACCAGTCTCATCGAATACAGCCAGGCATTTGCTATGCAAAACGGCGTGCAACTCCGTGAAGTTCGCTACTCAGGTGATTACTTCGGGAGGGTTGCGTAATGGCTAGCCCTCTCGCACGCGTCATCACAAACGAAATCTTCCGCGTTACGGCGCGCCGCAAGCGTAAGCCCGCGGTTAAGCCGTCCGAAATCCCGACTTTCAAGGACTACACCGCCCGCCTGGTCGATCAGAAATGGCTGCGTCTCGCGGCGAGGAGGAAACGTGCGTAAGCCATCCCGCCGTAAGTGCAAAGTATGCGGTGAATACTTCGTGCCGAAATTCCACGACATCCGGATCCGCTGGTGCTGTCCGGAGCACGGCGCAATTCTCGCGACGGAAGAACGCGAAAAGGAGAAAGTGAAAGCCGCGGCTAAGCACATCAAGGAGCAGAAGGAAGCCGAGAAGGCCGGGCGCAAACGCCGACAAGAAAAGCGCGAGTCACTCAAATCTAAATCCCAGTGGGATAAAGAGGCTCAATCGGCCTTTAACCGCTATATCCGGATCCGGGACGAGGGGAAAGAATGCGTCAGCTGCGGAAATCCACTCCTCGGCAAAAGCAATTACCTGACTGGTAGCGCCATCGATGCCAGTCATTACCGTTCGCGCGGCGCTGCATCGCATCTCAAATTCAACGTGTTTAACGTCCACTCCGCCTGCACCCGGTGCAACCGTCAATTGAGTGGCAATGCCGTCGAGTACCGTATTCGGTTGATTGAGCGCATCGGGCAGGAGCATGTCGAGCGCCTTGGGTCTGACAATGAGCCGCGCCGATTCGACATCCCATACCTGCAGCGCATCAAATCCATCTTCACACGCAAAGCCCGTGCGCTGGAGAAGCGCCGCGCCCGTCAACAGGAGGCAGCATGAGCGCCCACAATACCCTCGTATTACTCAACTGGTACCGCTCAAAGCATGTTGCCGCGGTAAAGACTCCTGCAGGCATTGTCTTTATGGGTATGCGGAACATCACAGCCGATCAGCGCAGAACGTTGCTGGCAATCCCGCAATCAGACCTCGAAGCAGCATTAAGGCGGCAACAATGACCCGCGACCAGATAGCCCGATACCAGGCAGAAAGCGTCATGCGCGCCAAGATGCCGCCAGTAGCAAAGCACAGCCAGAGCCAGACCAAAACCAAACAGCCAGAGAGGGCCGCAGCGTGAATATTCAGTATCTTCAATACGTACGTGAGCAGCTCATGGTGGCTACAGCCGATCTGAGTGGGGCGACGAAAGGGCAGCTGGTCGCCTTTGCTGAAAATGCCATGTTCACTGCCACACCGCGCAGCCGTTCCCGCGTGAAGGTGATTAACCCGGCGAACGGTAAGCTGGTTAACCCGAGCAGCCCGCCGATACCCGGGCAGCAATCGCGCGCTAAAGGGTCGCACATCCCGCTGGTTCAACCGGTCGAATACTCGACTGCGTCATGGCGCCGGGCGGTTCTGTCTCTCGATGAGCACCAGAAGGCGTGGCTACTCTGGAACTACAGCGAGAACGTGCAGTGGGATCACCAGGTAGCGATTACCCAGTGGGCATGGTCAGAGTTCAGGGTACAACTGGGGACCAAAAAGGTGGCCGGCAAGACCATGGACAGGCTGAAGGCTCTGATCTGGCTGGCGGCGCAGGATGTTAAGGCTGAACTGGCCGGGCGTGACGTTTACGAGTACCAGGCGTTGGCCGAACTGGTAGGCGTGGTTAAATCAACCTTTACGGAAACCTATCTGCCGCACTGGCTGGCAATGCGGAGCAGTTTTACACGGCTTGATAGTCAGTCTCTCATTTCCGTAACGCGATCACGTTCACAACAAAAGGCGACAAATTACGACCAAAGTATTGCAAAACCGAACTGAAACGCATATATTTCATGTAAATCTGATATCGTCGCCATAGCTTTGGTTGTCGACCGAATTACACAAAAGAGCCTCGGTTAATCGCCGGGGCTTTGCCGTTTCTGGGCCGGAAGCTCATTTGGTATGAGCGGTCCCCTCATAAGGGAAGGGTAGACAGGTTCGAATCCTTCGCGGCCCACCAATTAAGCGCCATTAGCTCAACCGGAAAGAGCAATAGCCTTCTAAGCTATCGGTTTCAGGTTCGATCCCTGAATGGTGCACCAAATCCCTACCAGGACCATAAGAGCGAAAGCTCAACGCACCACCCTCATATTGCCAGCCATCGTGCTGGCTTTTTTATTCAGGCCGCCGACAATCACCATCATAAGCCACGTAGCTATCGTGTCGGACGGCCTTCCCTACACTACAGCACCCCGACAATGTCCGGAGGTGAAGAGATATGCCTATGCCATGGAAAAGCCAACCCGACATTCTTTCGATGATTGTCGCGCTACTGATGACCGCGCTTGGAGCCATCGCGAGTTATGCCAACCGCGTAATCAAAGGTGAGAAGTTCAGCTGGTTCGTACTAATGATGCAGGTCATTGTCTCGATCTTCTCCGGATCGCTGATGATTATGGCAGGTATCCATTACCAGTGGCCGATGGAAGTTACCGGCGGCATCTGTGGTCTGGCTGGATGGTCTGGCCCGGCGCTGATTAAAGCGCTGGAAGCCAGACTGCTGAGCAAAGCGGGAGACGTGAATGCAAACCAATAACTTCAAATTCTCACAGCGCAGCGAGAACAACCTTAAAGGTGTCAATCCTGACCTGGTGAAAGTGATCCGCCGTGCGCTGGAAATCACACCGGTAGACTTCATCGTTATTGAAGGGCTGAGAACGCAGGCCCGGCAGAAAGAGATGGTCGCCACCGGGAAATCTCAGACGATGAACAGCCGTCACCTGACCGGTCATGCCGTCGACATCATCCCGGTTAACACAACCTGGAAGATTGAAGAGTTTCACCCTCTTCTCAAAGCGGTTAAGCAGGCGGCTGACGAGCAGGGTCTTAAACTCCGATTCGGCATCAACTGGAAGAATGACCCGGCGCTGCCTATCGAAACCAAATTCATCGACGCGCCTCACGTTGAGATCCCCGCATGAACATCAGCATGAAGTCGCTGATAGTGCCGGGAGTGATTCTCCTGCTGGCACTAGCGTCGTGGCTCTCGTATTCCAGCTATAAGGGCGAGAAGAAACGCGCTGATGACGCTGAGCAAAGTCTGTCGCTGGCTACCGCCACCATCACCGACATGCAAACGCGTCAGCGTGATGTTGCTGCACTGGATGCCAAATATACGAAGGAATTAGCCGATGCGAAAAAAACCATTAGCGATTTGCGTCGGGATGTCGATTCTGGCGCTAAACGGCTGCGCATCGCCGCAACCTGCCATGGAGTGCCAAAAGCCACCTCCGCCACCGGCGTGGATGATGCAGGAACCCCCGAACTTACTCCAGACGCTCGACGGAATTATTTCGATCACCGGGACGGAATCGCAACCGCTGACAAGATGATTCGCGGCATGCAGGACTACATCAAAGAGCAGTGTCTTAAATGATTCGTTACCCAAATAACAGAGCCTGACTTCGGTCGGGCTTTTTTATGTCCGCGCATCTCACGCGCACTTCACAACGAGAGCCTTTCAGTAAGCGAGCCTGAGAACAGCCGTTATAGGTGGCGACCTCTCTCGGGCGGCTTTTCTGTGAGACAGGCTCACTTTCTAAAAGGAAAACGCCATGAATAGTCTCGAAAGCTATTTCTATTATGATGCGTCATCTCCTAGCTATTTGAGAAACAGAGTAACTCGTAACTCCAAATCAAAAGCAGATATGCCTGCCGGAACTAGGAACCATACCGGGCATTATCAAGTGATGTTGAATGGCGAAAGACTACAGGTTCATCGCATTGTGTATGAACTGTTTTTTGGTGCCATCCCTCATGGAATGCTCATCGATCATGCAGACGGAAACCCAAGCAATAACTCTATTGAAAACCTAAGATTAGCAACAAGTCAGCAAAATTCTTTCAATAGGAAAGTGCAGAACAAAAATCAGCCACTACCGAAGGGAATATCCAAGGGATATGGTGGCAAATATGTTGCTCAGGTGTGCGTTGGTAATTCAAAAATCAGGAAGTCATCGACAAATATTGATGAGCTTACTTCATGGTTAGACGCTAGTCGAAGAGGTTTGCATGGTGAGTTTAACTGCAACGGCTAACCACTTCACTGAGGGGCTTCGATAATGAAATCCAGAGGTAATAAAAATGGCAAAAACAAAATGGCCTAAGTTACCGCGCTTTTTCGTTCCGTTGTTTCACTGTGCGAATGTGTATCTGTGTCGGTCAAAAGAGGAATGGCAGCAGGCAGAAAAAGCGCTTGGTGTCTCCCTGGCTGACGTAAGCATGTTCAACGGCGCGTGCCGCCATTTTTTCGATGATGTAACAGGTGAAAACGTTTATCTGATTGGTGTTTTCGATAACAGCGTTAGTACCCTTGTTCACGAATGCGCTCATGCAACGTTTTACTGCTGCAATGATGTTGGTGTGACAATCGACACTGGAACGGCAAACGAAACCTACTGCTATCTGCTCGACAGAATGTTTTCGGCATTTTTGCCGTATATAAAACAGGATTAACTCATGGTGAACGAAGACGAGCGCAGGCCACTTCCACCAGTTAATTTCATTGGCCCTGATAACTGGCAGCCCTACACCAGATTGATCCCCGCCAATGAAGTGCATGACTGGATAAGCCATCAAATCCTCAGCGATAGCGGAAGCATCCATAACCCAGACCACGCCCATTTAATGGAAGCTGATTTGTGTTTTATGTGGGCTTCTGACTCATTCGCGAAGAAAGGGCGCTACGTTCTCGGACAGGCCGAACAGGTAATGCTCCGCGCTGGTGGATGGCAGAAAGCCAGAATGGAACAGCAGATGTACGAATGGTTCGGGCGCATTCCGAAGTTCATCATCACGCTGGCAGCGGATTACTGTACGCAATGCAGCGACCTTGAATTCTGCGCCCTGGTAGAGCATGAGCTTTACCACATTGCCAAGGCCACCGATGATTTCGGCGCACCTAAGTTCAACAAAGAGACCGGGCAGCCAGTTCTCACATTGCGCGGCCACGATGTCGAAGAGTTTGTCGGTGTAGTACGTCGATACGGGGCGAGCACTGACGTGCAAGAGCTGGTGGACGCAGCCAATCAACCTGCAGAGGTGGCAAAACTTAACATCGCCAGAGCATGCGGGACGTGCATGCTGAAACTGGCTTAAATACTGGACTGTATAAGACGAATGGTGATTTATGGCTGCATTAAAACCTGATGTGAAAGCCTTCATCATTCAGTCGCTTGCGTGTTATGACACGCCATCGCAGGTGGTCGAGGCTGTCCAAAAAGAATTCGGGATCAATATAACCCGACAACAGGCCGAATCTCACGACCCTACGAAGGCCAGCGGTAAGACGCTCGCAAAAAAGTGGGTCGAACTTTTCAACGCAACTCGCGAACGCTTCCAGAATGAAATTTCCGATATCCCGATCGCCAATAAGGCATATCGGCTGCGTGTACTCGACAGGATGGCTACGAAAGCAGAGGGAATGAAAAACATGGCCCTTACTGCCGCCCTGATGGAGCAGGCGGCCAAGGAAGTTGGCGATGCTTACACGAACAAACAAAAAGTAGAGCAAACAGTGGTTGCCACTCATAACGTTATGCCGGTCCCATCCTGCGATAACGTGAATGAGTGGGAAGCAGCAGCGCAGAAGCAGCAGAGCGAGGTTCTTGGTGGATGAATTACAAAGCCGTCTGGAAACCCTTGCCGGGATCGCAATCGCTCTCCATGAGTTGCCCATGCAACGAAATACTCTACGAGGGGACGCGCGGACCGGGTAAAACTGCCGCGCAGCTGGCGCGCTTTCGTCGCCTGGTTGGTCTGGGCTACGGCTCGTTCTGGCGTGGCGTCATTTTCGATACCGAGTATAAAAACCTCACCGACATCATCACCCAGTCGAAGCGTATGTATCGCCTGTTCAACGATGGCGCGCGCTATCTGGCTTCAGCGTCTGAACTGCGCTGGGTGTGGCCAACAGGTGAAGAATTGTTGTTCCGCTTCGGGAAGGAAGAGGGTGACTACTGGGATTATCACGGCCAGGAGTTCCCGTTCATCGGATTCAACGAACTGACAAAGCAGCAGTCGGCAGAGTTCTACGAGATGATGTTCTCCTGCAGGCGTTCCTCGTTCAGGCCTGAGAACTATCCGCGGGATGATGGCTCATTACTCAAGCCGATCCCCCTCGAGACTTTCAGCACTACAAACCCGTTTGGCATCGGTCATACCTGGGTAAAGAAACGCTTCATCGAACCAGCGCCCCGCGGCACCATCATTCGCGAGACGCAAAAGGTGTTTAACCCGCAGACCGAACGCGAAGAGGACGTGACGCTTACCCGTGTTGCGATTCACGGCTCGTTCAAAGAGAACCCGTATCTGGATCCCCAGTACATAGCCACACTTATGGCCATCAAAGACCCCAACCGGCGCAAGGCGTGGGTTGAGGGCTCATGGGATGTGACCAGTGGCGGGCGCTTTGACCACCTGTGGAATGAGTCCCTGCACGTCATTAAACCGTTCCGCATACCGGATAGCTGGACCGTTGACCGCTCTCATGACTGGGGCGAGTCGAAGCCGTTCTCTAACCTGTGGTGGGCACAGGCTGATGGCACTGCCGCTGAGCTGCCAGATGGTCGCCAGTTCTGCCCGCCTGCCGGGTCTCTGATCCTGATTGGCGAGTGGTATGGCTGCCCGCCTGACGAGCTGAACAAAGGCCTGAATATGTCGTCTACCAACGTCGCTAAGGGCGTGGCGTGGATTGATAAGCGGCTGACAGGCGATGATGTCGACGAGCCGGAAGAGATCCAGCTCGACGGTGTAACTCAGGGACAACTGAACATAATGCCGGGCATATGCTCGGAAGTTATCCCCGGCCCGGCGGATAGCGCCATTTTCAACACCGGTGACGATGAATTGTCGATCGGACAGAAAATGGAAAATCAGGGTGTGGAATGGCTTGAAGCCAATAAAAAGCCAGGCTCGCGAGTAAATGGAGCTTCGGTTTTCGCTGACATGCTTGAGGCAGTGGTTGAAGGTAAAAAGCTGGAGTCTGGCATTCCTGAGAAGCCTGCATTTTACGTTTTCGAGCATTGCCGTGGCTGGATTAGTCGCATACCCGTGCTGGTCAGAGACAGCAAGAACCCTGATGACGTAGATACCCAGCAGGAAGACCACGACTGGGACGCCACCCGCTACCGCGTACTGCACTCTCCTCGCCGTTCTGGGGCGATATTCTTCACATAAGGACAACTCAGTGAGTAACGATACAGAAATGCAAGTCCTCGCTGGGCTCATTGTGAACAGCCTCAACGAGGTCTCGAGATCACGTCAGCTTTATGCGGCTGGCTTCAACAAATCAGGTAACACCAAGCGGCACCATCTGTGGTGTGAATTTGGCTACCCTGAGCGTCTCGACTTTGACCACTTCTATAACATGTACGAGCGCAATGGGGCTGCGTTCGGTGCGGTTCATAAACTGCTGGATGCATGTTGGTCTGATAGCCCGGTAATCGTGGATGGCGACGAAACCAAAAAGGCCAAAAAGACCACGCCCTGGGAAAAGAAAGTCACCAAGCTCATGAAGAAGTACTGGGCAAAAGTGAAAGACGCCGATCGACGGAATCTTGTCGGGCACTATTCCGCTCTCATCCTGCAGTTTGCAGACAGCCGGGAATGGTATGAGCCAGTAAATCGTGACGTAATGCGTAAGTCCCGTGAGCGCGGCCTGGTGAAGATGATTCCTGCATGGGAATCGCAGGTTAAGCCGGGGGAACTGGAGCAGGATCAGAAGTCTCCTGATTACGCCATGCCGAAGTTCTATTATTTCCAGGAGCAACCCGTCGGCGATAGCGGCAATATTGTCGGCCCGATGCGCTCCATCAAAATCCACCCTGAACGTATCATCATGTTTTGCGAGGGATCAGAAGATGAATCCTCGCTGGCTGGCATCCCTTTCTTGCGTGCAGGCTATAACGACCTGCTGGACATGGCTAAAACCTCCGGCGGCAGCGCTGAAGGATTCCTGAAAAATGCCAGCCGACAGCTCGGCATTAACATGTCGAAAGAAACGAACATCAAAACCATCATTGATGAGGCCAAAAAAGCTGGTTATTCAGGTCTTGCAGAAGCACTGAACGCAGCGATTCAGAAGCTCAACTCTGGCACGGACTCGGCGCTTGTAACGCAAGACGGAGAGGCTAAAGTGCTTTCGGTTGCAGCAGCCGACCCAGCGCCGACATGGACGACATCAGCCAACCAGTTTTCATCATCAATTCAAATTCCGTTCACTATCCAGTTTGGTCAGCAGACCGGGCGACTAGCTTCTGACCAGGATAAGAACGACTTCGCCAAACGCTGTAATGGGCGTCGTGAAGGATTCCAGACTGATCGAGTTACAGCCATTATCGAGCGCCTCTGGACTGTTGAAGTAATCGAGCCTCCGAAGTCTGGTGAGGTGACGATTACCTGGTCTGACTTACTCGCACCAAGTGAGAAAGAGAAGATCGCCAACATGAAAGAGATGGCGACTGTGGCGAAGGACACTCAGCAAGCATACGGCACCCCGGTATTCACCGAGGACGAGATTCGCGAGGTTGGCGGCTATGACCCATTGCCAGAAGCAGAGAAGCCAAAGGGCGCTGATGAATCGGCGAAGAACATCGACCCGCTGACAGGTGAGCCAATTGAACAATCAACCTAAACCCGGCAGCCCGATAATACCGCGCAACAAAGCTGACCCTACCAAATCCTACCGAGCAGTTAACCGGATGTACCGCGACATTGAGCAGCGCTACTACGACATCAAGGTGGCACTGAAGCAGTTATTCGATATGCGTTTAACCGGGCGCGAGCGGGCCAGTAATTCGATGTACGGTTATATCCTCGCTCGCAACGGTAACCAGCCAGACACCCTCTATACGGTGAATGCTGGCACATACATCTACGACATGACGGCAGCGCAGTTAGCCGACTTGTTGCAGGTGGTGCAAACGATACTGGATGACTACCTTCTCGATGGTGGAAGTAATAACCTATGGGCTTTTGATTATGTAGCCGAGGAATATCAGCGTGGCACACTGAACGCTTACACCAATCTGTCAGTACAATCGCCAATCTACGCCAGCCAGACGACGCTACAGCAGCTTTTGAGCACTCCGGCATACCAGAATAAGGTTGCCGCTGCTTTCGTGTCCACGTACAGCGACTGGAAGGGCATAAGCGATGCTGCCCGAGTTGATTTGGCTAATGTGATCGCTGATTCAATCGGGCGCGGCGTAAACCCTCGGGAAACCGCTTCGATAATCAGCAAGCGTCTTGATGTCAGCATGAGTCGCTCGAAGACGATCGCGCAGACGGAGCAGGTAGGGGCGCTGCGAAAAGCTCAGCGGCTTGAGACGGAATGGTCAAGAGAAAGGCTCGGGCTTAATACGGCAATGCTCCACTTGTCAGCACTGAAGCCATCAAGTAGGCCGTGGCATGTAGCGAGACACGGCAAGACGTACACGCCGGAAGAGGTTGAGGCGTGGTATGCGGAAGGCTCTAACCGTTACAACTGCTTCTGCTCACAGATACCGGTTTTACTAAATGACGATGGCACCATCTACAACGAAGGTCTGGACAAGAAATTGGCCGATGAGCGTGAGAAATGGCAGCCACCAGAGGAAAGCAAAGGTCACAAATAGCGGCCTTTTTTATTGCCTGAAATCCACCAATGAGGACGCAACGTGACCGAATATTGGTGCTGCGCTTGCGGGAAAATCATCCGGTTCAATAGTGCTATTCCGCTTAATTACATCCCCAGGCATTGCAGGACGCTAATGCTCAGAAAGGTCGGAAGCTTTTCACCAGCCAAAGACCCCAAGATTCCACCCATGAAACGCTAAGAGGACGCAACGTGAAGCTATCCAGCATCCACGTTAAATCCCTCGCCATCAACGCCTCCAACATCTCAACGACAACCATCAACGGTCAGGAACACTACGTCATTCGTGGTGCGGTTCCGATCGTCGATGACATCGTGATGAATAGCGGCCTGTATCCGGCGGAGGAGATTAACAACAGCTACCAGACGATGGAAGGCAAGCTGATGCCGCTTCCGCACCCGATGGTAGATGGCAAGTATGTCAGCGCCAACGATCCGCGCGCCATCAACGCTTATCACGTTGGTGCCTGGGCGCAGAACGTCAGCAAATCCGGCGAGCATGTCGTCATGGACGTCTATATCAACAAAGCTGTTGCTGAGACGAAGCCTGATGGCAAGCGCCTGATTAACCGCCTCGACGAGATGATCGCCGGTACCAACACCGACCCGATCCACCTCTCTACAGGCCTACTCACCAACAAAGAGAAGAAGTCGGGCGAGTCGAAGGAGAAAAAGTACACCTGGATCGCCCGCAACATGCAGTTCGACCACATTGCCATCCTGCTGGATGAACCGGGAGCCGGAACGCCGGAAGAGGGCGTCGGCATGTTCGTGAACGCTGACGGTCAGGAAGGTGAGGTCGAAACTGCCAGCCTCATCGACGCGGCAAACAGCCTCAAAGACGGGCTGGTGAATAAGGTGAAGTTCTTCCTCACCCACAACTCCGACGCCTCCTTCGACGAAATCTACCAGATGCTGCGTGAGGCCATCCGCGCGCCGTCCGGCAGTGATGTTTATCGCTATGTGGTGACCGTCTGGCCGGACAAATTCATCTACGAAGAGGGATCGAAACTCTTCCAGCAAAAATACCTCATTGACGACAGCACAGTGACGCTGGTCGGCGATGCAGTCGAAGTCGTGCGCAAACCCACTGAGTACGAAGTCAAAACCAACGGAGAACAAAACCCGATGAAACAGAAGATGATCGCCACGCTCAATGCCGCAGGCGTAACAACCGAGGGGCTGACCGACGATCAGGTCTGGGATGCCTATAACGAGCAGATGAAGAAGTCTGCTTCTGACGACAAAAAAGACGGTGGCGATGACATCGATGATGCTGGCAAGTCGAAAAAGAAAGAGCCGGCCGCCAACAACGAAGAAATGCCTGCCTGGGCCAAGGTGCTTACCGAGCAGGTGACAGCCCTGAACAGCCAGATCAACGCCAACGCTGAAACCGAGAAGGGCAATATGCGCGCTGCGGTGAAAGCCAAGTTTGGCATGACCGATGTCGCGGTGAACGCGCTGGACGGCGAGCCGCTGAAAGAGCTGTTTGCTCAGTGCCAGACCTCAACCGGCCTGAATGGTGCATTCCGCCAGGCTACCAATAACCAATCAGTCAGCGAAATGCCGGAGTAAAAAATGGCTAAAGATGGAAAACATATCATCCACGCAGGTGGCGTATTCCCTAATCCGCTGCTCAATCGTGAGGGTGGTGCGGCTGCATCTACCTTGCCTGGTACCGTTGGTTTTTTCAGCACCACGGATAAATTCACTGCATCGGTAGCAGGGGCTGAAGCCGCTATCAAATACGTGGCAAACAAAGACTATCTGCGTTGCCTTAGCGTTGATGATGCGATTGCTGCTAACGAACTGGTTATCGGTATTCACCCGCTGCCGGGCATGTTCCTGAACGTTCGGGCCGCTGCCGGCACCTACACCAAAGGCCAGCCTGTTGCCGTCGCAAATGGTCGCGTCACCGCCGTTGTCGCTGATGCCGTTGTATTCGCCTACATCGAAGAAGATAAAGCTGTCACTGCGGTGGCGGGCGATCTGATTCGTGTTGTGTTCAAGTAAGGAGCACTGAATGTTTGTATTCTCCAAGTCTATCGGCGAAAAGACCGGTAACGCAGAAGTTAACCAGTGGCAGTTCAACAACCTGCAAAATGAGCGTAATGCCAGTGCGCAGGCTGTTGCTGACTTTCTGGCTCGTACGCGCTTTGGCGAGAATGGTCATCTGGACGCGGTAAACGCTGTAGATGATATTCGCCGCCTGTACCGCGCTTTCGATACCACCGTGCTGCAGCAGTTCGAACCGAATACAGAGTTCACGCTGCTGAATGACCTGATGCCGCTGTCTCGTTCAGTGCGCATTGAACAGTCACGCTACGACTACGCACGCACTGGTGGTCGCGGCTGGGCGCATACCTCAATGTCTGGTCAGGTTGGTGCGGCGCTCGATGCTCGCAGCTATTCCTTCGATGGCACGATGGTGCCGATCCACGACTCAGGATTTAAGTTTGAGTGGCGTGACCCGATTTTCAACAGCCCTCAGGCCTTGCAGTCACAGTCTGATGCGCAGCGTGGTTCGGTAGAAGACGTCCAGCGCCGTTACGTTGACTACATCTTCAACGGCTTCCGCGATAAAGCGGGTAACTTCGCCGTATTCGATGGGTTGACCTGGAAAGGCATCAAAGACGATGAGCGTGTGGCGCAAATCGACCTCGGTGCTTCTGGCCTGAACATCGACTTTACGTCTGGCACTGCGACATCACAGGCTATCCGTGCAGGCGCGATCGCTTTGCGTGACCAGATGCGCCGAGTGAATAGTCAGTATGCAGAGCAGACCTGGTATGTGTCCGGTGAAATCATCTCCAATCTGGAGCGCTACTTCTCTGGCAACTTCCAGTCGGGCACCATCATGGATGAAATCCTGAAACTGACCGGCGTGGCAGCGATTAAAGAAGACAGCCAACTGACCGGTAACGAAATCGTCATCGTCCCGCTTGGCGCAGGCGTTATCGCTCCGATCGTTGGCCAGGCTATCGGCACCGTTGCCTCTCCGCGTCCGGAGTACAACAGCGATTACATCTGGCGCACCTGGGGCGCAATGGGGTTGATGGTCAAGCAGGACATCAACAACAAATACTCCGTCATTCACGCATCAAGCTAAGGATAAATCATGGCACTGGTAGAAATCGTGGCAAATAACCTGCACGCCGGTGCCAATCTCCGCAAACTGGAGGTTGGTTCGGTGGTAGATGTGGACGAAGCAACAGCTGAGCGCTGGATCAGCACTGGCAAGGCGAAGGAAACCGACAAGAAGAAAGGCGAGAAGCTTTCCTTTGAAGTAGCAACACCTTCCGCTCCGTCAGCAGAATTGTCTGGCCTGCAAAAGCAACTCGCCGACGCGCTGGAGCAGAACCAAAAGCTGATCGCCGATGGCGAAGCGAAGGACAAAGCTCACGCCGACGCGCTGGCAGCAGAAAAGAAACGCGCGGATGATGCTGAATCCGCGCTGGAAGAACTGAAGAAGAAGGTGAAATAACAATGGCGACCCCAGTTACGGCTGACGATGTGAAAGGCTTCCTCTCCGAATTGGGGTATGCCATCCCTGACGCTTTGCTTACTCCAATCCTCTGCGTGGTCAACAAGATTATCCCGTGCCTTGAAGGAGCGGGTTATGACGAGTGCACCGCGAAGCTGATCCTGATGTACGCCGCCGCGCTTATGGCTACATCGTCCGGCGCGCGCCGCATCAAATCTCAGGGTGCACCGTCTGGTGCGTCACGCTCGTTTGAATATGGCGATGACAGCATTACCTGGCTGAGAAACTCTCTGTCTCAACTCGACACGAGCGGATGCACTGGAGAGCTTCCTATCAGTGCAGGTAACACTATCGGCTTCTTTGATGTTGTCGGAGGCTGCTGATGACGTACAAATCAGTGACAGAAGGCAAACCTAAGCCGTTCACCCGCGTATGGGTGATGACCGATACCGGGCGGGAGACCACCGGCCACGTCAAATCTGACGGTGAGTGGTTTATTAACTGTGCGGCTATTCGAGCCACTGGCGCGTTGGTGCTGCGCTGGAGGGAGGGCTGATGTCATCAGTTGCAAACTGGTCCTACACCGCCAAGGCCACCATCTGGCGCAAGCTGGCGGGCTCTAAAGACGAATACGGCGATCCGATTAATGGCTACGCCGCGCCGGAAGTCATCATGTGTGACTACGAGGGCGGCTTGAGCAAGAAAATAGCTGGCGTATCAGCTGCCATGGGGAACCTTGGTTCTGAGGTGGTGATAAAAAACACCTTCTGGACAGAATATGACAAGGCTGGTGCTGGTGATTATCTGCTGATAGGGGAATCCAGCCTGACTGATCCGCTTGAAGCCGGGGCTGATGAACTCATTCAGGTCATCCGCTACGCCGACACTTTTGAGCGACTTGCAGACGATTATGCGCTGCTAACGGGGGCTTAATGGCTGGAAAAGTAAGGGGGATCAGAAAGGCGAAGGTCAATCTTGGTCGCCTCATCGATGATATCTCGGGCCGCAAACGGGTTAGGGCCATTCAATCAGCGCTCATCATCGGCAGTTCGCAGGCTGCGCTTTACACTCCGATCGACACATCCACGCTCATCAACAGCCAGTATCGCGAAATCATCGTTAATGACGTTCTGGTGACTGGGCGTGTTGGGTATTCGGCAAACTATGCCCTGGCGGTACACGATCCCAACGTCAAACAGAACTTCAGGCGCGCGACTGCTGAGAAAGAGTTTTTACGCAAAGGCTTTGATGATATGCGAACCCAAATCGACGAAGTTGTACAAAGGGAGCTGTCGGTATGAAGCCATCAATGTACGAAAGAGTCAGGAACCTGTTTGTCGCTGCAGGATTGACTGATGGCCGCATTGTGCAGTTGAACTTCTTTGAAGATACGAAGAAGGCAACCGACGCATTCATTGTGTTCAGACCCAACAATGGTGTTGGGCTGCCAAATTCAGAAAGTGGTGAGCATCACGTTCTGGTTGATGTTATTGGCCAGAAGGATAAGAGGGGAGCTACCGCTGCTGCATCGCAAGATATTCTCGATTTTATCGAAGCGAACCCATTGTCAGATAGGTGCGTGGGGCAAATCCAGTCGATGGGCTTCCTGCCTCCGCCAATTCTTACAGAAGAAGGCCGCCCCGTTTACAGGCTGCAATTTTCTTGCCTCTATGGTGAATAGAGGCATCAACAGACACAAGGTCGCTAATGGCGACCTTTTTTATTTCCACGAAAGAGGTAAGTAACTATGCAAGGTTGCCCAACCAGTTTTGACCGCCTGATCGGGCGCGCTAAGACTCTTGAGCTGGCTTACGGATGTCCCGACGTCGCACCTGAAGAGGGCGAATGGAAGCTGGTGGGCCTTCCCACATCGGCTACTTGGGATATGAATCCAGAAACGTTGACCTCAGATGCCGATGACGGTGGATTCACTGCTACCATGATCGCAAGCCTTGACCCAACGTATTCCATCGAAGGTGAAGTGCGGGTGAACGATCGCACCGATGAATTTGGTATCCAGCAATTCACCAAATACATTGTTGATGAAGTTCGCGCCCGCCGCCAGCCAACGGTATGGATGCGCTTTCATTGGGGCGATTATTACCATATTGGCTACATGGTAGCGTCAGGTCTTAGCGATGGTGGCGGAGTAAAAGAAATCGTCACCTACAGCCTCGAACTGAAGCTGAATGACGGCACCACTTTCCAAATCATCGAAGCTGATGCGGAAATTCCGGTTACCGGCGTTTCTCTTACTCCGACCACCAGTTCGATCGCTGCCGGAGCAAGCACCACCTTCGCAGTGACCGTTGCGCCTGCTGACGCTGATAACAAACAGTTCACTGTGACTTCTTCAGTGCCAGCCAGAGCTACTGCAGCATTTGCCGGTAACACGGTAACAGTTTCTGCTCCGTCAGGCGCTACTGCGGGGACTGCGGTCATTACAGTTAAAACCATCGATGGCGAGTTCACTGCTACCCACACAGTAACCGTCACCGTGTAAGCAAAACAAAGGGCAGTCGTCCTGCCCTTGATTTTGTTTATGGGGGGATAGATGACACCAGTTAAAGAGTTTGGCGAATGTCTGCTTAATGCCGGGGATAAGGACTATTTCTTTCGCCCGTCATTGCTGGCCATGTCGCGAATTGGCGATCCTGCTGAAATCGTTCGGACGTTTTATGACCTTTTCAATGATGATTTGACTCCACTGCTTCGGCGGGCCTCAGAATCCTACATCCAAAACGAGTATGACCGTCTACCAGATTGTGTATTGCAGTACATCCAGAGCGGTTTGCTGAGCCGCAAACTGATCATGGCTGCGCATACAGTGCTTACTGCATGCTGCACCGATGACGTCGGCGATCTGATTGGGTGGATGAAGCCAAGTAAAAGCGGCAAACGCGGTTTTGTGTGGCGACCAGGAATTATGCCCGCGCAGGAAATGATCATCATTGCCCAGAGCCTGATGATGCACGGCATTATCGGCAAAGCAAAGGTGCGAAAGCTCCAGCGCCACGAATCCAGCGATACCACCAATGAATTCCGGGCGTCGGATTACATCATCGCTGCGCGTAACCACTTCGGCCTTAGTAAGGAAGATGCGGGGCAGTTGACCATGACAGAGTTTCAGCTGTTGCTCAGCGCCAAATACCCTGAGCAGAAGGGCTACACTCACGAAGAATACAACTCAGAGGCCGACAAGTACTTTGAGCGTCGAAAACGCAGACTGGCTAAGGCTGCATAAATCAGCATATCCAATATGGCGGCTTTACCTTTTCGGGTCGACTGAGATCAATAAATCAGCGTTTGCCGTTGCGCCTGTGCTATTCCTGGGTAGGATGATTTCACTTTTACCAATGGGGAATAGGGATATGAAAATGGATATACCGGGTGTGCCCGAGGATTATTTCACCGAGATTGAGACTGGCGCAGGGGATAAGGCCTATAAAGCCAACAGAGAAAGGATCAGAGCGCTTGTAGCCATTAGAAATATGAAAACGCAGGAAGTGCTTTCGTCTGGAGGTAACATCCATCAAGCCTCCTTAGATTTGAATGATCAGTTTGATGAATTTTTATCGCCGCTGCCAGTGATGGCTCAGGCGGCTATTTGCGGGATTTACTCAGAAGAACTGAGCGCCTCTGCTGCAGAAATGATGGATAAAACGCATCGCATAAACGCCGAAATAATAGAATCAGAAGAGCGCAATAGTTTAATGGGGCAGGTTATTGGCGTCATAGTAACTATCGTTATAGCTGTTGTGGTCATTTCTACATTTTAGTGCGGCGCCTTACCATTGAAAAACCTCGCTCAGGCGGGGTTTTTTATTACCTGGAGAAAAGTAGATGTCTACAAATGTAGGTGAGATTTACTATGAAGTTAGCGCGGATGTTGCGGCCCTGCTTGATGCCCAGCAACAAGCTGAGGATGCGCTTGATAGCATGCAAAACAGCTTTGACAGCACCAGTAACGCCTCTGAAAATCTTGACTCCGGCTTAAACAAATTGGCTGCAACTATCAAAGGCGTGATCGCCGCCGCTGCGTTACGTGAGGCGGCGGATATGGTTCAGAAGTATCAGGAGATGGCTGAACGCGTGCAGATGGCTACGGCCAGCCAGTCAGAATTTGAGATGGTTCAAAAGCGACTGCTTAACACGGCTAACGGCACTTACCGTGCGCTTGGTGAGGCCCAAGAGCTTTACATTCGTACTGCCGACAGTCTTCGCAGTATGGGGTACGTCACAACTCAGGCCATGGACGTGCAGGACTCGATGTCGTATGCGTTCGTTAAGAATGCCACATCAGCAGATCGTGCCGGGGCTGCAATTGACGCCTTCTCAAAGTCTATCAATACCGGGAAGGTAGCCGCCGACCAGTGGGAGACGCTAACCACAGCCATTCCTTCAGTCATTAATGACATCGCCGCCGCCAGTGGGCAGTCTGCTGCAGCGATCCGCGCGCTTGGCGCGGCCGGGCAATTGACGGGCAGGCAACTCACCGAAGGCCTCCGCCAATCTCTTGAAGAAAACACGGCTGCAGCTGCCGGGATGTCGAATAACCTCACTGATGCTACCGTGCGTCTTCGCACTGCGGTTACCTCTATCCTGGTTGCCTTCGAAAATGAAACGGGCGCACTGCAGGAATTCACTAATGGGCTGATTAAATCTGCGGACTGGATGCTGGAGTTTGGAAATAACGCCGAGCAAATGAAAGGCGTCATCGACGCAGCATCATCAGCAGCCATTGTATTTGCTGGTGTTATGGGGGCGCGGTATGTGGGTGCCTTGGCAATGGCTACAACAGCCAAACTTCAAAGCATCGCCGCCAGCCGACAACAAGCTGCAGCCGATGTGCAGGCTGCACAAAATGTCCAAATAGCTACGACTGCTTTAGTCAGGAAAACCTTGGCTGATAAAGAGGCGGCTTTATCAGCCCTGAATCTGGCGCAGGCCGAATACAATGTTGCCCGCGGAAGTGCAGCCGAAACTTTTGCGCTAAACAACCTTATTGCCGCCAAAACCGCCGCTCGAAATGCCTCGCTCAGCCTTGCCCAGTCAGAAATTGCTCAGGCAACTGCGCAAAACACGGCAGCAGCAGCTGCGAGGAATGCTTCCGTAGCCGTTGGCATGGCCAGGGGGGCGCTGGCTCTCGTGGGTGGACCAGCAGGGGCTGCCATGCTTGCAGGAGCCGCCATCTTCTATTTCTACCAGAAGGCGCAGCAAGCAAGACAAGAGAGCATTGAATTTGCCGACTCTCTCAATGGAGTTCTGGCGAAAATGAAGGAGATGAACTCGACGCAATTAGCTGCAAATATCGCTAAAGCCGAACAGTCGATGATTGATCAGCGTGAAGCTATATCAGATTTAACCCGCGAATATGACGAATTAGCTCAGCGTAAAACGTTTATAGAGCAGGCCGCTCAGATCCGTGGGGCAGCTGCCGTTGCAGAGGATTATGCAAATATCAACCGTGATCTGGCAATCCAGGCCGGCAAAGTAGACGCAGCTGAGAATAGGTTAAGCCAGACAGTCAGTAGTGTTGGGATCCTCCGGGCGCAACTCAACGGAACCTTGCTTCAGGGCATCGACCTGCTTCGCCGCGACGGTGAGGCTGCTGGGGTTGCTGCGGGCATGATGAGCAATCTCGGCAAAATGCTCAATTTTGCAACTGCTGAGAAGGAAAAGTTTAACTCCTCAAGCATAAAGATTGAGCGACCCAAAGGGGTGCAGGATTACCTCGATAAACTTTCTGCCCAAGTGGAATTACAGGGAGAACTCAACGAACGCAAGCGCGCACAACTCAAAGCTGAGCAGGAAATCAGACAGCTCGGCGGCAATGAAAATGATGTTCGCCTGGCACGCGAGAGAGCGGCAGCTGAATTTGATTCCGTTGAAGCGCAGCGAGCCCAAAAGAAAGCTGCAGACCAAGCTGCATCATCAGGGAAGCAGGCCGCTACACAGGCTGAGTCCATTGCTCAGAAACTGGAAAATCTGAAACAGCAGGCAGAGCTGGCCGCCGGGTCGACGCAACAACTCAGCCGCGAGCAAGCCATCCTCACGGCCCAGCAGTCTCTGGGTGCCGCCGCAACTCAAAAAGACCTCGAACTTGCCGGTCAGTATGCCGCTGCAAAATGGGATACGGCCAACGCGCTTAAAGCCCAAGCAGCTGCCGAAAAACTCCTGCCGGAAGCGCGCGAAAACGCCAGCTATAAGCAGGATGTTGCGGATCTGAATACTGCCCTGACCGCGAAGAAAATCAGTCAGGAGCAATACAACGAAACCGCAGAACGACTGGAGGCGACGCACCAGACCAACCTCGCCAAAATCCGCGCTCAGCAGGCAGTTACGCCCCAACAGGAAGCGGCTGGCACTGTTGACCCGGTGCAGCAACTGGCGAACGAGAACGCGCGTAAGCTGGCGCTGATCCAGCAGTACGAGCAGCAGGGCGTATTAACCCACCAGAATGCTTTGGCGCTACGAGCAGCCGCTGATACAGAGTACGAGCAGGCGCGTATCGCCGCCCAGTGGGAGATTTACCGTAATCAGAGCGCTGGTAATGAACTGCTGGCTACCTCGCTGGAGGGCCTGCAGAGCGGGGCAACCAATGCCCTCACTGGATTAATCAACGGCACCCAGAGCCTGCAGGAAGCAATGGCTAACGTCGGCTCCACCATCATCAACAGCGTGATCGGCAGCCTCGTAGAAATGGGTATGCAGTGGGTTAAAAACCAGGTGATGGGGCAGGCAGCGGCGGCGGCTTCTCTGGCTTCCACCATGGCGCAGGCAACTGCTGCCGCATCCGCCTGGGCACCTGCAGCAATGAGTGCGTCGATCGCCACGTACGGCAGCGCCGCTGCTGTTGGTGAATCGGCCTACGCCGCTTCTCTTCTTTCCGCTAAGGGGTTAGCTGTCGCCGGAGCCCGCGAACACGGCGGCCCGGTATCTGCCAACTCCATGTACCGCGTGGGTGAGGGTGGCAAACCTGAGATTTTCAAAGCCAGCAACGGCAGCCAGTACATGATACCGGGTGACAACGGGCGGGTGATTAGCAACCAGGATATGCAGGGTGGTGGTGGCGCTGCTTATCACTACAGCCCAACGATACAGATCAACGGTAACCCCGATGACAAAACCATCGCGCTGGTGGAAGCCGCTGTGGCTCGCGGCGGCAAGCAGGTCTACCAGCAAATCAGTGGTGACCTGGCATCAGGTAAAGGAAACGTCTCTAAAGGCCTGCAAAACGGCTGGACCGCCAAAAGGAGAGCCGGTTAATGGGTATTAAAACCAATATCAACTACCCGCATCAGTACCTGCCAATGCCTCAGCGTTCAGGGTACGGATTTACTCCAGTTAGTCCACTTCAGCGCTCTACTATGACATCAGGCAGGACTCGCCAGCGCCGAAAGTACACGTCTGTTCCGACTGAGGCGGGCGTCTCGTGGGTGTTTAGTGATGCCCAGTCACAGCTATTTGAAGCCTGGTTTAGGGATGCAATTACTGATGGCGCTGCGTGGTTTAACATGCGCATGCGAACTCCACTTGGAGTCGGTGATTATGTCTGTCGGTTTAAAGATATTTACGACGGGCCGATGCTGTATGCGTTGGGGTTCTGGAAATTCACGGCGACCCTGGAACTGTGGGAGCGTTCGATACTGCCGCCGGGATGGGGTAATTTCCCGGAGTTTATCGCCGGGCAAAGCATCATTGATTATGCGCTGAATAAGGAGTGGCCAGAAACATGACGATACTGGACAGGCTTTATTCCAGCGGTGGCGATGAAGTTATTATCGACACTCTGCAGATTACCGTTGGTAGCCAGGATTACTGGCTGACGCGGGGCTGGGATGATATCCAGGTGATTCTGGAAACGGGAGATGCCGCAACGTTTAAAGGCTCTGCTATCGACGTGGCACTCCCGGCGCGTAATGCCGACGGAACGCAGGACCTGAAATTTGCGATCAGCAACATCGATGGTGAAGTCTCGACGGCTATTCGTAATGCTCTGGATAACCTCAGCGATGCATCTATAACTTTTCGCCGGTATGTTTCTTCTGACTTGTCAGCTCCGGCTACACCGCCATTCACTCTGTCTGTCAAAGAGGGGTACTGGACGGCGACGGAGGTACAAATCACCGCCGGGTATATGAATATTCTCGACACAGCCTGGCCTCGCTTCCGTTATACGCTCCCACTGTTTCCTGGGCTTCGATACCTCCAGTAGGAAATCACCATGTTTAATCCTGATAAATACCGTTTAGTCACCTGGCTGAAGGGCGGCCGGTTGTACCCGCAACTTGACTGTTTTGGCATCGTTAACGAGATACGTCGTGATCTCGGATTAGCGCCCTGGCCGGAATTCGCCGGCGTGACAAAAGATGATGGTGGTCTTGACCGTGAGGCGCGGGGATTAATGGCAGGACTCATCCGTTGTGAGCCGACGGCCGGCGCAGGTATCGCCTGTTATTCTGGTTCAATGGTGACACACGTCGCCATCGTAGTCTGTATTGGCGGAGTGCTGCATGCCGCTGAGTGTAATCCGCGCGCTAACGTCTCTTTTTTGCCGCTGTCGCGGTTCGAACGTCGATTTGTGAGAGTGGAGTATTATCAGTGACCATCCGTATTTTCCCCTCCCGATTACCTGGTGAACCGCTGGAAAAGCACGAGCACGGCATGCTGACGCTGCACGACTGGCTGCTGCAAAACGTGAAGAACTATCAACACGATCAGCAACAACCCATTGCGGTCGAAATCGATGGACTTCCGGTATTACCAGAAGAATGGCCAAACGCCTCTATTCAGCCGGACAGTGACGTTCGCATTTTTCCCGTTCCGTACGGTACAGGGGCTGAAATAGCATTATGGGCAGCAGTGGCGGTTGCGGTGGCCAGCGCGGCGTACTCTATCTACATGATGAGTACCATGCAGACGGGCAGCAGCCAGCAGCCTTCCAATGGAGATCAGCTGGAGCTTAATCCGGCGAAAGCCAACATGGCGAAACTTGGCGATCCCATCCGTGAAATTTTCGGTAGATACCGTGTGTGGCCGGATTATGCAGTGCAGCCTATCAGTCGCTTCGATTCCGCCGATCCGAAAAAGTACATCACCAGCATGTTTCTCTGTGTCGGCGTCGGAGATATGACTATTCCCTCTTCATCAGTTCGCATTGGTTCTACGCCAGTGTCGGCATTCGGTGATGATGTTAGTTATACGATTTATCCACCAGGAGCAGTGGTGTCATCAGATAGTCGTACGGAGAACTGGCATAACAGCGGTGAAGTTGGAAATACATCTTCTGGTACCGCAGGACTTGATCTCACATCAACAGGCCCACAATCAGTCAGCGTTACCGCTGAGGCGGTGTTGTTCAGCGGAAACACGATCACACCACTGGAGGTCAGTTCAGGCAGCGAGGATGTAGAAATCCCATCGTCCTGGGTAACGGGAACCATCATCACAGTAGAAGCGCCTATGTCGTATCGCGTGGTAAATACCGGCGGATACAGCGTGATTTACGGTGATGTCGATGAGCTTGCCCCTATTGTTGGCATGCCGGTGAAGCTGGGGTTCAATGAATCAGATTATGCGCTATTTATTTCCAGCTATACGCCGGGAGTACCGGCGGTTCCCGGCGTTGGCGGCTCCGCTGCCAGCATCACAGGTAATGCAGCACCATCGACCTATGATTTCAGTTCGTCACCAGTAACGTTCAGTATTGGATGGCAGGGCGATACGTACGCCGTATCTCTGCTGACCAATTATGTGACTATGAGTGGGCTGGTCAATGCGGTCAGTACGCAGCTAACCGGCTCCGGACTTGTTGCTCGCGATGTCTCTGGGCATTTACAGATAGTCGAGGCATCAAGCCCGTTTGCAGGTGGCAGTATCAGTCACAGCGCACTACCCATCCCTGCGTTCGGTGGTGCTCCTGTGGATGTCGCCGGGACAAAATCCAGTGGCGGCACTGCTGCAGTAGAGGCACATATCACGCTAGCCTATGACAGTCCCACAGGGCGGCGGTTTACCGGGATACCCGATGGCTTACAACGAATCAGCCTAGGGTATGCAGACGGGCAATTCCGCATTACTGGCATTGACGACCAGACAATAACAGTCGAGCGCATCCGCGAGTCAGGCGATGCCGTTATTGTCGATCCGTCGTGGCCGGGATTTACCGCGCGGACTCTGCTGGATTCACGTGTGACAGGTGTGAATGATGACTATGCCTGGCTGGGGCCGTTTATGGCCTGCCCAGATGGTGAAACTACAACTGTTATTGAGAACAACTTCATCTTCCCGAACGGTCACATCCAGTACAAGAAAAATGGCGATGGTCAGTCGCATAGTGTGCAGGTGCTGGTGCAGTACCGGAATGCGGCAACCGGTGGTACATGGCGTCAGGTAGCATACAGCTTTTCCGGTAAAACGGTTGATGGGCACGGGTACACAAGACGAATCGGTGGGCTTTCGGCGGCACAATACGAAGTCCGGGTGCGACGAACGACAAAAATTGGCGGCTCGCGTACGGTAAATAACGTGTACTGGCAGGCAATGCGGTCACGACTCAGTAAGCGGCCTGCACGTTATGCGGGGGTCACCACCATAGCCCTGTCTGTCAGAACGGGTAATCGCCTGGCTGCGCAATCAGATCGGCGAATCAATGTCATGCCGACACGTTTGTACGGTAATGGCCGGATATCGCGAAGCATCAGTGGGGCGCTGTATCACGTGCTGGAGTCATTGGGCTTCACGGATGCTCAAATCGACCATGCAGCAATCGACGCGCTGGAGTCTGGCACCTGGTCTCCGCGCGGTGAAACCTTCGACTGGACTACCGGAGACAGCTCGTCGGCGCTGGAGGTACTGCAAAAAATCACTGCCGCCGGAATGGGTTACTTCCTGCTCACTGACGGGCTGGTGTCGGCAGGCAGGGAAGGAATCAAATCGTGGACCGGGATGATCACACCGCGGGAAATGACGGAGGAGTTGCAAACGTCGTTCAAAGCACCGAGTCAGGACGATTACGGTGGCGTGGACGTAACGTATGTCAATGGAACCACCTGGGCAGAAGAAACGGTGCAGTGCCGTCTGCCGGGCAATCCGACGCCTGCAAAAGTAGAAAGTTATTCTCTCGACGGCGTGACCGATCAGGATCGTGCGTATCGCATTGGCATGCGTCGGCTACTCGGCTACCGCTTGCAACGTCTGCAACACTCCACATCAACGGAAATGGATGCGCTCTGTTACCAGTTTATGGACAGGATTGTGCTGTCTGACGATATCCCCGGAAGCCAGACACTGAGTTGCCTGATAACGGAGATGTCGTATGCCGGCAGCACCATCACCCTGACACTCAGTGAGTCGCCGGACTGGTCGTTCGACAACCCGCGCGTGATTATTCGTCACCAAGACGGCAGCGCGTCGCCGATGCTGACGCCGACGCGTGTCGATGATTTTACGCTGACAATCCCGAATACCGGTTCTCTTGAGCCTGAAAACTGGGATATGGGCAGCCCGTACATCGAGCCACCACGTTTATTGTTTTGTTCATCCACACGCGTTCCCTACGATGCACTGATTGGCGAAATCACTCCAGGCAGCGACGGAACAAGCCAGGTCACGGCAGTGCAGTACCATCCAGGAAAATATCAATACGACGATTCGGCTTACCCTGGCGACGTCGCCTGACATAAGCAGCAATTCAAACCAACCCGCTCCGGCGGGTTTTTTTATGGAGTAAACATGGCTACTGATCCGCTGGGTTCAACCTCGCCAGAGGTGATGCTCACTAACGTTAAAAATCTGGATATTGCGGTAAATGACACTGACGCAGACACGTGGACAGACCGCCTGGGTAATGAGCGGCTGACTTGGCAAGGCATTGAGAATGCGGGAACAGGTGATCCAGCTCTTGCCATTGAGGCGGCTCAGACGGCTGTCACGGCCAGCCAGCTCTCTCAGTCTGCCCGCGATGAAGCGGTTGCCGCCGCCAGTCTGGCGCGGCTTACCACCGGCATCTATCCTGATATCGCTGCCGGACTGGCGGCAACTCAGTCCGGGAAGTATTTCAGTGTCCCGGCAGGCGACGGAACAACGTTTCTCGTGCTGTATCGCAACGTCAGTGGCGAGGCGGTGGAGTCGGGCCAGTACCCGGATGCCCGTGCGGTTGCGTCATTATTGAAAATGTCGGTAACGGGTTTCACCCTGCCGATTATTCTCGACAGTCGCGGCGTGCACGGAACGGCAAAAACGATTTATATCGGACGCACGTTATATCAGCGAGTGCAGGGGGGCGCAGTAATCAACCTGACGGGGATCGGCAGTGCCAGCTCACGGTTCCCTGATTTCGGCTATACAGAGGTGACCTATACTGATGCCTCTGTGCTGTATCTCGTCTATCTGGACTCTGCCACACCGTCGGCAGGCTATCAGATTGCTCGTTTTGACAGCCTGCCATCGGGAACCTGGCCGACGCTGATCCCGGTCTGTTCAGTCTGGTACAACAAAATTTGGGACTGTAATGCTGACGTGATTTATGCGGAGGACCGTCGGGGGCAGTTCTATACCCGCGCTCCGATCGCTATCGAGGGAACAAAAATCCGCTTCCCGTCGTTTGCCTGGTCTAATGCAGAAATCAGCGTAAACACGTTACCTGGCGCAGGCGGTCAGGTGTACCCGAATGCTGATATGACGTTCCCTACTGCGAAAACGGCACAGATCTTAGCTTACGACCATTCCGCTAAAATGCGGGGTGGCACCGGATTTGTGGTGTCTGACTACCCGGCAGATCCTGAATCGCCGTTTATCTACCCACTGCTGTATTCGTTTTACGGGGTGCTGAGTCCGGCGGCGGGAGTGGTTGTTGTGGGTGATGGCGTGCCGGGCACGCTCTTACGGAATTTGTATGCTGCCGGTAAAAACAATCCTGACGGCAATACGATGACCATCGGAAAGCCTGTTTACACTGAAATCACGGATGACACGCTGAACGCGCTGGACTACACACGGGGATTTAAAGCGGCGTCGTCGGGTAACGTTTATATCGGTGCAAAACTGCTGGATGTGCAGCCGGGTAAATGGGCGTTCGTGAGAATTTTCGTTCAGACTGACCAGGATGACAGCGTCGGGCTGGTAGGCAATGCACCACGTGTCTCCTGGCACACACCAGCAACGAGCTCATCTGCTGAGGCTATGGTGTTACTCAAGCGCCATTCGGCCCGTGTATTTGAGTATGGCTACTGGGGAAAAATGCCGGTTTCCAGTAACGCAAGTGCTGTGTACGACGCAATTGTGGTGGGAGGCAGTGTTACCGCCGGGCGCAATATTGTGTTCACGTGTCCGCAGATTGGTTACGGTGCCGCGGGAATGGCGTGGATAAAATCCGACGACTGGCCGGTTATCGCCACGTCCGTTGATGAGAGGTTGCGGCGTGTTAGTGATGCGCAACAGCCCGTAACCGTTGCTGAGCTGTTGCATTCTGAACACCTGTGGACCGTGGAGGAACGTCCGTTCACGCTGTACCCGCGCAATCTGCTGGCGTCGTCCAGTGAGGGAACTGAACACGCGATTACTCTGGCTGGTACGTTAAGTGATCGCGGAAACCTGCCACTGGTTACAACGCTGGATAGCAACGGGGAAGTAATAAACCCGGTTAATCTGCCGCCGTCGGCAATCCTGTCAGCTCGTCTGAAATCGGATTCGGTGCGCGGCACTCGCAAAATCCAGAATGTCACTGTTCACACCGTTGATGAGGCGCATTTTGTCGGGAAATCTCCCCGGATTCTGGCTATCGGTGACAGCCTGATTGAGTACTCAGGTACAGTCGTTGCGCTAAAACGAAAACTGGTGGCGCTGGGGGCTACTCCAGAATTTTTAGGTACGGTCACTGCAGGTGAAACGAACTTCGACGGGACGTCAACTGGGCAGACCTGTCCGGCGGAAGGGCGGCGTTCCCGTGCGTTTGCGGATTACACCTACAGCCTGACAACCAACCTCAGTCCGGTCACTGACTGGACGGCTTATCTGGCGCTGAGTTCTGACAACCGGCGTAGCTGGAATCCGTTTGTTCGCGCGGCCACTGGTTCAGATAACACCGCGTACGTCCACAACGGGTATATTTTCGATCTGCGTTTTTATCTTGACCGGGCCGGATACGCTGATCCGGATTTTGTTCTGATCAATCTGGGGGCCAATGACTACGGCCAGAACACGGACAAAACCGTTGCGGCGGCGCAGGTGCTGGATGGGATGACGATTCTTTATAACCAGGTGCGCGCAGCATTGCCCAACGCCGCGATTGTGTTTGTAACCAACTCAATGGCATGGAACGACAACAGTGTTTCGCGCTGGAATACGGATTACGGCCCGCTAATCCGTCAGGTGCTGGAGTTCGTGCCGGCGCACGCAACTGACACAAAATTGTTTGCGCTGGACAATCACGCCCGGGTAAATCGTGAATGGGGATTTCAGTACGTAACGCCAGTGGTCGGCAGTACCAAAGTGACGACGGTAACGATGAATAATGACCTGCACTACGCCGCTACAGGTAACGAGGAGTGGGCTGAGGGTGCGCTGGCGTTGATTGGGAATAATCTCTGAGGTGCAGCCGGGTATCAGCCTGGATAGTGGGAGGGGAACGCGTTAGTAGTCATCATCCATATCCCGCAGGCGTGAACGGATAACGAGCACCACCAACAGGACGAAGACGGCAAGGATGCCGGACGCAGCAGCCCAAAACATGTTTTTCTCCTTATCTCAATGACCTGCCAACTATCAATATTCGGTCGGTTGCGGCGATCAATTAATCATGCGTATACTGTATATAAATACAGTATTTATAGGTGTGAATTATGGCACGACGAGACGACATAGGCTGGGCGTTCAGGCAGGCAGTGAACATCGACCCGCGCGGTCTGCGCACGGTGACAACAAGCAGATTCGTAGCGGAGCTGGCTAAATACAACTGGCACTGGACGGCCCGGCAGGCGAACGAGTGGATAGAGATCTACGTTACGACATTCACTGATATCTCCACACAAGAGGGCGATGAGCGGACATTCAGGCTTTACAACCCGAATAACGGAGGATACTGATTATGGGGTTTGTTTCGCCAGCTCAGGACTATGTCGAGGACAGGCTGTCGCTTGACCGTAAACTCATTAATAAGCCAGCGGCCACGTTCTTCATGCGGGCAGGCGCTACCTATCTCAGGGATGGAATTATCCAGGGCGCGCTGCTGATTGTGGACAGGTCATTGAAGGCATGTGACGGTTCGTTGCTCATTTGTAGTGTCAACGGCGAGTTGTGCATCAAGAGATATAGAATTCATCCACACCCGCATCTGATAAATCTGGAGAACGGCAAGAGGGAAGGTTTGTCGGATCATGACACTGACAGCTCACCAGTGTTCGGCGTGATTACGTACGTTATCAACGATGCCAGGCTTGGTGAGTTCGACGATTGCCCGGTTATGTGATGGGGCATGGATGGGGCAAAAAATTAGCGCAAGATGACGAATGCCGCCTTGCGCTAATGCTCTGCTTCAGGTCACTAATTCGGCGTAAGTAATTGATTGTTAGTGACTGGAACTGTCATGTTTTACAGTGTTTTGTAGTATATTAATTAAGCTAAAACACTTTCATCTCATTGATTATATTAAATATTACCTTGTTTCATCCTGCTTTTTTATACTAAGTTGAGCGAAACGGGAAGGCGAAAAGGTAAAAAGTTGTTTTTTATCGCAGCAATGTCTGGCGCGGAGAGTCTTTATATCACAAATAGATAACAATTATGGCTCTTCAGGTTGACAACATCCCTATAATCAAAAATAAATGTCTATACAACCTATGACAAGTGGTGAGTCGA